ATTGATGCAGTCACTACGGCAGGTACTATCAGCTCATCCGGAACATCTGTTCGGGTAGATATTGGCGGTGTCGTTGAATTGGTCCAGGCGAATGCTGACATGATCTCCTGCGCTCTAACAAACATGGACATGATCACTATTCGGAACGGAGCTTTATTCAGGAAGTGCAACGTCATCGCCTCTGTGTCCAGCCCAAGAAATGGAGCGATTGACCTCGGGTCTGCGGACCCTGCAACAGACAGCTTTCGTGATGTATCGGTACAGAATTGCAATATCGGTATTCAGGTTCGCCCAACGCTGACCGGGAAGGTCACCTACAATTTCCGCAATGTCGGCTTCGCCGGCAACACTTTCGATGTCTTGAACTCTGGTTTGGCAACTGTTCGTGACAGCTACGCAGTCAGCAACCAGGATGCCACAACCTCACTGAACAACGTGGTGCACGGTGTCGGACAGTCCTTTGCGGGTGCGGCGGATACGCTGTCTCGGATACAATTCTTTCTCAGCAAGAGCGCCTCACCTACAGGAACGGCTGTTGCTAAGGTCTACGCTCATTCAGGTGTGAAGGGAACATCGAGCATTCCGACTGGACCTGCCCTGGCTACGTCTGAAACGATTGATGTGTCAACGCTATCACCATCTCTGGTGCTTACAGACTTCGAGTTCAGGGATGAGTTCTTGATGTCTGCTGCCACAGATTACGTTGTGACCATTGAGTACACCGCTGGCACCGCAGTCAACACGGTGAATGTCGGAACAGATACAAGCGCACCGACTCACGCTGGCAATCTATCCACCGCTGATACGATTTTCACCTGGACAGCCGTTCCGGGCACCGATGCGATCTTCGAGGTACGGTCTGGAGCTATCGCAATCATCAATGTTTTGCAGGGCGGAGACACACCGAGCGTCAAAACTCTGAACGGTGCGACGATAGTGAACAATACCGTTACACTGACGGTTCAGGTCAATGATCCGGCCGGTGCAGCCGTTGAGGGCGCCAGGGTCAGGATCGAACGGGCCAGCGATGGATCTTTGATCACGGATGGAGAGACGAACATAAGTGGCACCTTTACGGACGCTACATTCAATTTCACGAGTGATTTGGCTGTAGTGGTGAAAGTACGATTGAAGGGATTCATATTTTTTAGAACGATTGGAACGATAACCGCCAGCGGATTGACTGTTGGAGTAAGATTTCAGCCGAACAAAATTGTGGATTTACCATAGCGAGGAACGACGATGCCTATACCAGATGACTGGGATCTTGATTTTCCCAATACAGTACTCAATCACGTCGATGGCGTCTTGAGCTACGACACAGGGGCAGGCCGACAAGCTGTGGTTGGAGAATACGTCAGGGGGATAGTCTCCGGCGCTATCGGAAAGGTCATTGCTGTTACTGGCAATACCACATCAGGGACGTTGACTCTGACCAGCGTTGAAGGTCTGTTTGACAATAACGAATTGCTCGATGCTCTGTCCGAATTGAACTTCGATGCCGTGACCGCAGGTAATGGTGGCTTTGCCGTAGGCAATACCATCGTTGATCAGGTTACAGGAACGATTGTTGTTCGGGCGATCGAGTACAACACCGATGGACTTGGAGGTGGCACGATCTACGGAACGGCATTTGCCACGTTTGTCAATGACGCCCAGCTCGACATCAGCGGTGGACAGCTCGATGTTGCGGATGCTGACGGTGTTGGCATTAACAACGATGCTGCTCTGACGACGACACTGGTGGCTGGAACACTGGCTGTTCCAGGAACCGTGTCTACGAATGATTCGCAGATCATCCACTACGATGTCGGCACGATAGCGATACCAGAACAGGCGATCATCGAGGATGCTGTGACCGGTGCGCAAGGACTGGTCGAGCAGGTGATCGGGGTTCTTGCAACTGGATCAGTTCGGTTGGTGGATATCAATACTGCTGCCTTCACCGACAACAATGCGCTGAGAGCCGATCAAGTCATTGCTTACAACAACCAGGTCGCCGGCCAGGTGTTCAATGTTGGCGATGTGGTCCTTGGAGTTACTTCCGGCGCGACTGGCCGAGTGCTGCTCGATACTGGTACTGAATTGATCTTAGCCGATGAATCCGGAACCTGGGTCACAACTGAAGATCTCAACGTCAAGGGTGTGAAGATTGCCGATGCCAATGGCACTAACACCACACTCAACTTGGCGACGATCAATCTTCCTGATGGTCTTCGCACAGAGCAACGGCCGACATCGGTTGGTGGTGGAGTCGGTCAAGGTGGAATCTATGCTTCGGCTACCGGGCTCAACATTGTCCGGAAACTCAATTCGCTTTACACGTTCTCTCAGGACACGTTCGATGAGCTGGTCCAGTTGGATGACGACGAAGCGATGGACGCGGCGTTTAAGGGGTTCGCCTACTCGCTGGTCTTTGGCTGGAGGATTCAGAAGGGCGGCGAGAGATACCTGAGAAAAGGTGCCCTGGCCGATACGACCGGTGCCGAGGTCTGGGCCAATCCGCAGACGCAGGGAGCGCAAAACAAGATCGGTGCGCTTGGCTTCCTGATCGATGCCACGAATACATTTCGCCAGCCTCAGATCTACATGGAGCAGAATGGCTTGAAGGTTGTTCCGTGGTATCTGGAGGGCAACATCGATATCTTGCTGAAGGTGCGTACCAGGGAAGACACGAGATTCGTGGTGCCGGCTACACCGGCTCTGGGTCAGTTGATTCCTGGTGGAGACCCGCAGCAAGGTGGCTTCTACGCTGTGTTCAATCACGAGTTCTACACTTCAACCTTTGATACAACGGAAGTCGATGGAAGTGGTGGTGTTGTCAACTCGGTGGCCCTTGGCACATCCGATGACACGGCTGCTGATCGTAATCCACAAGGAACGCATACCTTTGCGTGGGATTTAGGATCGGCGGCGACCTTGCTGGTTGGTGAGGAGTTCTTCACCGTTGCCGGTAACAACCAGAAGGTTGGTATCGTCGTTGCTCAGACAGGCGATGCAGGCGCGGCTGGAACAGTGGAATACGTTCTCAAATCAGGAGCGCAGTTTGCTGATAACGAATCCGTTACGGCCAAGGTGTCGAACAAGACTTTCGATGTCGATGAGACCGGTGGTTTCGATGCGACCAACGATGTGGTAGCAGGTTTTGCGACGGACATTGCATTTGCCGTTGTGGACATTGCTGCGGATTCGACTAGCTCAACGATTGCAGGAACCTTCACTCCTGGTGAGGCCGTTTCTCAAGCGGTGACTGGTGCAACCGGCCGAGCGGTGTTCGCGAATGTAACCACGGATATTTTGTATATCGAAGTCGATGCAGGTTCTGCCGCATTTTCAGGGCTGAACGTCATTACTGGTGGTTCTTCTGCCGCAACCTGGACCCCAACAGTATCGGCAACGTATGTCTCAACTCTCACCTTCAGTGCTGATCTGAACAACGGCGAAGGCGCACAGCCATACGCCGGCACGGTCGGTGCGAACATCGTAGCCGCTGGCGCTGAGACAATTCAGAACGTCTACCAGTATTCCAAGTTTCTATCTGCCGCAGAGCAGGAAACAACTTTAATTGGTGGGCCGGGCACGGCAGGAGGAGATGCTCCTGCCACTATCGGTAATTTGTTCCGCAGGCTCAAGGACGCTTACACCGAAGTCAAACCTGGTGCACCGTTTGGTACGTTCACCGGATCCATGGCGTTAGGTCAAGGCTGGTTCCTCGATACCGGATTCCTGTCTGCTGCGGATATCAGATCGTTCTCGGTTGTCGATGACAACGGCGTACTGCGCAATCCGCCGAATCTCCAGTCGCTTACTATTGCTGGTGTTGATTCAGGATGGCGCGTTGCGGCTTTCCGTTCGACCGGTGCTGGTCTCTTTGTAATTCTAAGAAACGAGTTCGATGTCGGAGTAGTCGGTGGTGGCAACAACCAGGCGGCAGATTCGACCATCCTGGTTGGCGCCAACTCAAGGACGGTGAGTCCGTTGCCGGCAGATGTTCCGGATACCGGGGTTTTGTATGTTCTGGATCCGAATGACACCGGCAACTTCTTGCAGTTCCCATACAACGCGGTGAACCGAACCACCAATATCTTCACTTTGACTTCAGGAACGATTGGAGCGGTGACAGGTAGTGTGAATCTGACGCTCGACGATAACGTGCACGTTGCGTTCATCCGAGAGATCGCGGCTGCCGCTTCGGTGACGAACACGATTCAGTTCGTGGCCAACATCGAGCTGGTCTTCAAGGCCAGGCTGAAGGGATTCAAGCCGTTCGTATCGACCGGTCAGTTCTCGCTCAACGGCTTCACTGGCGGTGTGGTTCAGTCTCCTGACACGATCGTAGATCTGCCGTAATGACTGAGCGTACCGACCTGACGACATTTTGGGAGGAGGATCCTCGTATTGTCGAGATCGCCTCCCCGAGTGTTGGAATCATCATTCAGGATTTACATGACAGTCTGAAGTCGAACACCTTGCAGGCGAGCGAGAATGATGACTCGCTCGAAAACCTGGACGATCTTCCGTTGATTGATTCATCGGGTAAGGAAAACATCGGACTTGGAGAGGAGGTAGGAATCACGGCGACCATGCTGGACTCCCAGGTAGCGTTCGAGTCTCGGCTTACGGTAACGAGTTCAGGGACGATCACGACAGGAGATGCCGGGGGCGCGTCATTGATTGACGCAGCAGGATCCCTGGTGACTGACCTGGTTCGTCGCGGAGCGGTCGTGATCAACTTCACGGATGAATCGATCACTGAGGTATTGCGGATTGTTGGAGAGGGCCAGGCTATCACTCGCGTTCTCCGAGCTGGGACGCTCAATCAGTACACGATTGGTGATGTCTACAAGATCTGGAACATCATTCAGTGCGAGATCTCAGGAGGGAACCTGGTTGGATTGGATGAATTAGATGCTGAGCAGTCACCCGTTTTTCCGACTGCTTTTACCCAGATCGTTCGGGCAAGGAGCGCCTCTGCGACCTTGACCAATGCGGATGTCGGATCGTTCTGGGATGCGTTACTGGCCGACCATGTGGTTCCAGATACGTTTGGTCAGCAGGTTGCGTTAAACTTGCTGACGTTCGGAAGATGGCTTGCCCTGAGAGGTGGGCCTGGTAAATAACGGAGTTGGATAAAGGAGAGCCGCCATGGCCAAGAAGGTAAAGATTCGCAGGGCAACACCCTGGGATGTAATTGACATTACTCACTTGTTGAAGCGGGCAGCAGGAGAACAGAAGAAAGATATTTGGTACTCGACGATCAGCATTAACGAGATGAAGCAGATCTCTCACGTACTGACGCTGATCGATATTGGATACGTGGTCATTGCCGAAAGGCACTACACGGTCAATCAGGAGGAACGAACACAAATCGTCGCCGCCATGGGAATGGGACTGGCCAGAGATGACTGGAGCGACGATTGGGTGATGCAGAACGAGTGGACGTATGTACTGCCAAGCTGGAGAGATACAGACGTTGCCGATCAACTGATCACAGCAGCAGAGATATTCGCGGACGAACACGGAGATCCGGCAACAGGGAAAGGGTTGCCCATCATTATCGGAATGATGACCGGGCGCGACACCGACTTGAAAGACAAGTTGATGAAGCGAAAAGGCTACCAGTACGGTGGCGGGAATTTTGTGAGGGCACCTAGCGATGTCCAAGAAATCCAAGACGACGACACAGAAGCGGGAGATTCCAGCGTGGCTGGAAGCGGGCAGTAAACAGGCTGTCAGCCTGGGTCAGAAGATTGCTTCTCGCCCATACACTCCGTATGAGGAGCAGCGTGTTGCAACCTTCGATCCCAATGAGCAGCAGGCTTACGACCTTGCTCAACAGGGAGGGCAGTACCGCGAAGATTTAGAAACGTCTCGAACATTCGCAGAGCAAGGGGCTCAGTCCTTCCTTGATGCGGATATCGAGGCGTACATGAATCCGTTCATCAAGAGCGCCCTGGATCCAGCAGCTCGCGAAGTTCGCGAGGAGAACCTTCGTCAGCAGAATCTCGCTGAACAGGGTGCCGGCCAGGCTGAAGCGTTCGGTGGATCCAGAGCGACGTTGCTGAGAACGGAGACCGCAACACGAGGTCGCGAAGCGTTGTCGGACCTGTATGCCGAGGGATACAAATCTGCTTTCGAGTCGGCGGCTACCCGCTTCGACCAGGATCGCGTAGCGGCTCGTGCTGCCTCAGACCAGTTCCGGGCGATCGGTGCCCAGGGCCAACGGCAGCTTACCCAGGAGGCTCAGACACTGCTCGTGACCGGTGGTTTGAAGCGTAGCCTGGAACAATCCAATCTGGACTTCGACTACCAACAGTTCATCGAGGCCAGAGACTGGGACATCACCAATCTGCAACCACTGCTGGCGGCGCTCGGAACAGTTCCGCACGGCGAGACAGCAACCACCGAAACCCAGACCAAGGGCGGTGAGTTTCAGGCAATCCTCGGCGCTGCTGCCACGGTCACCGCTGCCTACTTCACTGGTGGCATGTCGCTCTTTGGGCAGGCAGCCGGGAGTGCACTTGATCCATCAGCCATAGAAGCTACTGATGCGGGAGTATCGTAATGGGACAGCTACTTCAGAAGTATATTGAATCCAACGTCCCGGCCCTGGAGAACATCGTTCTCGGGCAGCCACAGAAACGAGGAGCCGGAACTTTTCCTGGTGGCGAGCGCGAACCACTGAGTCCGATCACACCGGTCGGCCCAGGTGGACAGCCAACAGGTTCGCCAGAAGCAGCGTTCGGTCCTCAGCCACAGCCCGGCCCGGCGCCGGCACCGAGCTTTGATACGTCTGGCCAACCGCCAGAGGTGCAGGCTTTCCCGCCAGAGCAGAAACCACCCGATATGGGTGGTGAGAACAGCTTCTCCGAGTTGGCTAAAAAACACGACGAAACGGACATAAATGCGGCCATCGATGCAGTCGAGGGGCAAGGGGTCAAGCTCGACGATGCGTACCAGAAAGCCACCGGATCGCCACCGGAAAAGGGCATGAGTCGTAAGGAAAAGGGCCTGATCTTGCTGGAGTTCGGACTGAACCTTATGGCTCAGTCTGGTACTGGTGAGGGCACCCTGGGCGGCGATATCGGACTGGCTGGTACAGCAGCCCTGAAGGGTCATGTCGGTCGCGAGACGCTGGATGTTGAGCGTAAGCGCCAGGCACAGATCGATGCACTCGAACGTCGCCGCAAGGAGGCTCAGATTAAGCGATCGGAGGCCGCGCAGACGGTGGTGAAGACCGATGCCGATGGCAATCTGATGGTGATCAACAAGGACACCCAGCAAGCCACACCGGTCTTGATGGATGGCGAGCCGGTCAAGGGAGACCAGACCGAGATGTTCGCTACCCAGGTCGATCGTCTGGCCTACGAGGGCGAGTTCTGTGAGGGCCTCAGTGGTAATGCGGCAAGTGCATGCAGAAAACGTGCGCTCGCATATGCGAAGGGTGTGCGAGAGGTGGCGTTCCCGCAGGTGCTTCGTGCTGACCAGACTGATCGCGTCATGAAGTGGCTGGAGGATCCGGACAACGCCAGTGCGAAGTACATGATCAATGGTGTGCCGACACGCTGGAAGAACATGAATCCAGATCAGCAGACCGAGGTTGCCAGCAACCTGGTCGATCGTCGTATCGCAGTGATCAACTCAGGCAACGTCACGAGCAACAGGAAGAAATCGGAAAAAGTGCAGACGTTTGGATTGCCGCAATCGGAGATCGACACGATGAAGCCAGGGAAGATTTACACCCTGTCGGACGGTAAGAAAGTTCGCAAGCGAGATGGAAAACTTGAAGAAGTGAAGTAATGCCTGTATCGATCGTAGCCGAAGAAGACGAACAAGAGGTCGAGGAAGCTCAACCTGTTTCGATCGTCGATGAGGAGCGTGATACCACGCTGCCATCTCGTGTCTCTATTCCGGATCCGGAGGAGCCTGGATTTTTCTCTGGTGCTTTCGATGCGTTCCAGGACTGGCGCGAGAACCTGAAGCCTGAGCGCAAGTTCACTCGCGACGAAGCGCGGGAGATCACCAAGCAGAACATCAAGCTGAACCGTGACATCTTCGGTAGTGGCAACGTGCCTGGCACCATGCCTGGTAGGAGCAAGCCACCCTCTCACTCAGCCCTGGTACGCGCCGGCCAGGCAGAGCTACCCGAGGAAGAAGCAGAGATCGCGCTGACTGATTACCTGCGTGGAGATCCTGACCAGGTGAGTGAACCGGTCAAGGTCGAAATGATGGGCGGTAAAACTCCCTCGTTCGAGAAGACCAAAGGAGAGGATCCCTGGGGCCTGGTGATCTGGGACACGATAACCAACGTGCCGGCCATGTTCAAACGCCAGTACGGCGGCGCCAAAATGTTTCTGAACGCGCCACGAGATCTTGCCTACATCCTGGAGTCGGCCGCAGACCAGGGTGTTGCTCCGGAAGACAGCTTCGCCCTGGAAGTCGAGGCTTTCACCCAGGGTAAGGAACCATCCGACTACTACATGGAACTGCTCAAGCAGACCGGAGAGAGCGCGGACCTGCAAGAAGGTCTCCGCATGACCCAGGAGGCAAAGCAGTACCTGGAGAATTACCAGCCGAACGTCAGGGAGGACAGCGCCAAGTACTACGCCGGAGCGATCATCGAGGGATCGATCAATATGGCGCCGGCATTGATCGCGGCTGCTGTAACCAGGAGTCCATCAGTGGGCGCTGCCTTCATGGGCGGGCAGGTATTTGCTGACCAGTATGCTGAGTCGATCGAGAAGGGGCGTTCGCACAGCGAATCGGTCATGGATGGGATAGTCAATGCTGCTGCTGAGATCGTCTCAGAACGTGTACCACTGGGCATACTGACCAAGGAGGGCGGTAGGTTCTTGGCGCGGGTTCTCAAGGCAGGCGGCGCTGAGGCTCTCCAGGAGCCGCTTACGCAGCTTATTCAGGAAGCGTACACCAAGGGCATCATCGATAAGGAGATGAGCTTCGGTGAGGCCCTGCTGGAGATGACCACCACCAAGGAAGGTCTCCAGATGCTGAAGCGTTCGGCCATCATCGGGTTCGGTGTTGGCGGCTCCCTGGCATCACTCACGCACCCGCTGTATCGCGACACCACCCAGGCAGACCTGAAGCTCGATCCGAAGAAGGCGAAGCGCGGAAAGACAGTCCTGCCCTCTGAGGAGGCCGGCGAGATCTCCGAGGCTGAAGCCAAGGCTATGGGTCTGAATAAATTGGACGTGGATCTGGATCTGCTGGAGCGGGCCGGCAGGGGAGATCCACTGACGATCGATGAGCAGTTCACCCTGACCAACGAGAAATACGGCCGGTTCATCGGTGAGGAAGAACGGGTCATGATCTTGCCCAAAGGTAAGCGACTGATTGAGCAGCTTCGCCAGGCTGAAACTGGCATCGAGGTCGATGAGGAGGTCGAGGAAATTATCTTGGAAGGCGACAGGGTTTTGCGTCCTGAGTTCATGAAACCGCCAGTCGAACAGATAACTGGCTTTTCCAAGTTGAATCCAGCTATCCAGGACAGCCTGGCAAAGAGATGGGCTGGCCTCAGTGAAGAACAGTACAACCAGATTATCGAGATCACTGATCAAATCGAAGCATTACCGGCAGGTCACAAGCAGGTCTCGTCTCTGGAAGATCAACTCAAAGTGATCCTGGAGCTGGCACAACAAGCGGCCCAGGGAGAGCCTGATGATGATGCTATCAGGTATCAGCGTGTCTCACCTTCTGGCAGGGAGGAGGAAACATACAAGCGGAGAGAGCCAGGACTGCAAAGGCAGAGTGTGCGCCTGTATGCCGGTGATCAGATCTCGAAAAACGATTCATCAAAAACAGAACTAGAGATCCCTGAGTCGATTGCTGATTTGGCTGGTTCGATGCCTCCATTGCAACGACATGCGCGAGCGAAACCAACTCCAGGGAAAAAGCCTACAGCCAGAAATATGGTCGATGCGGAATGGGCAAAAAATTTCATCGATCGAGTTAAGAGCGTCTATCCATTGATCACCAATATGGCGATCGAGAATGCATTTCTGGAGGGTGAAGGAATAGGCGCGATGTTCCAGAACATCCAGGCCAGGAGGAAAACACAAGGCATTCAGGTCACCAATGCGATGTTTGCGGCCATCGATGCGCTGATTAAGAAGTACGACATGGTGCGCGAAGGAGTCGCGATTACGGCCGAGGAAGATGAGATCAGCCCAACCGAGACCTTTCGCTCTGACAAGGATGAGCCACGTCGATCGATTCGGGCTCGTCAAAAAGCAGCTACTCGTCGGGTAGAGGAGCCGAAGTCCGAGGCCATTAAGGAAGCTGGCACCTACCGTAAGGCCCACATGCGGATCGATTCACTGCCGGTCACGATTGAGACCGCCAAGGGAATGGAACGCTCTGGAGTGGATAAAAGTGGGAAGCCGTGGTCCATCACCATGCAGGATGACTACGGTTACATCAAGGGCACCGAGAGCAAAGAGCGAGATGGCAAAGGCGGCTTTGACCAGGTGGATGTATTTGTCGGTGAGTACCCGGACAGCGGCCGTGCACTGATCGTCAACCAGAAGAAGGATCCTGATAGGCCGATCGGCTCGAACAACTTTGACGAGCATAAGGTGATGCTTGGCTACCGGACCACCGAGGAAGCCATGGAAGGGTATCGCCGCAACTACGATGACGGTGGTGCGCTTCTCGGGTCCGCTGTCGCCATGACCACCAAGGAACTTCGCGAGTGGCTGGATGCGGCGAACACCAAACGAATGGCGGTTACCGATGGCAACGTCAGTTCGATCGACGAGGTGCAGATCACTGAGACCCTGGCATCTGAGACCGCCAAACCAGAAAGCAGGGACGAGCTTCATCCACAATCCGTTGAGGAAGGCGATGTTCGTTATGAGATTCACAGGTCTCAGTTGGGGGCGAATGTTCCTGGAACGAATCAGGTTGAGCAACAGGTCTACACGGTAAACCTGGCAGCAGATCCGAATGATTTTGCCAGTCCGAACGTCAAGCTGATTGAAACTGGAATCTTCAGGTCTGGGCTGAAGAAGGTTACCGATGCTTCGCAGGTTGCTCACCTGGTCGCGCCGTTGAGGCGTGAGGCCCAGGAAAGCCTGATGGCTGTGGTCACCGATGAACAGCAAAACGTGCTGTCCGTTATTCGTCATTCAATTGGTGCAACTGATGCAGCTTCAGCGCAGATACCGATCTACCTGGGATCTGTCTTTGCGATTGATGGCGCCAAAAATGTGTGGATGGTGCACAACCATCCTAGCGGAGAGGGGAGTCAGAGCCTTGCAGACGAGAGGTTAGCGGCAAAATTTCGCAGGCAATTAGATAAAACAGGAATAGATTTTAAGGGATCGGTCGTGGTTGCTCCTGGCGGCAAGGCTTCATATCTCGCTCCTCATTCTGCTTCAAGTCGGAGTATCAGCATTCAACCATTGGCGAGAACGGAAGACATCAGCGTTGTCGAGAGACGATTCAGGAACTTTGGCAAACCTGGCAGGAGAATCGAATCTCCCAAGGATACTGTAGCTGCTGCCAGGGCAACCTCTCCTGGTGAGCATGCGATTTTGCTGAATACAAAACACCAGGTTGTTGCGATCGTTCCTGTTGATGACTGGAAACTTTTACGTACTGAAGATTCAACTTCTGGTGCCGGGAGAATTTTAGCGGCGGTCTCAAAATCTAATGCATCTGCCATGATTGTCGTTGCCAATGATCAGGAGGCTGCCAAGAACGCGCTGACTTTTGGTGACAACACAGATATCAGGGCCCTGGATGCTGTACTCGGGCCGAATAGAGACCAAGCGTTTTCCGGCATGCCTGGTTTCCATGATCGTAACACTACCTACTTCCATCGCCGGCCAGACAAGTTGAGTCGATTCCGAGGAACGAACGCCGGCAGAGGAAAGACGGTCGATGAAATTCAGGCTGTCCTTCGTCCGATCTACAGCATGTTCCGTACTGTGCCACCGGTCAGAGTTGTCCAATCGATCGAGGATCTTCCGAGACATCTCCGATTAACCTTGGAGACCGAGGAGGATCGTCGCAATACCACCGGGATCTATGACCAGGGCGCGTTCATGGATGACATCTACATCATCGCGAACAATGTCACCGATACGGCTGAGGCAATCGAGACGATGTTGCACGAGGTCATCGGTCACTTCGGGCTCAGGCAAACGATCAAGCCTTGGGAGTTCGATGCGGTCATGGACAAGGTGGCCGAATCATTCCCGAAAGAAGTGCGCGAGATAGCAAAACTGTACGGACACGACTGGAACAACATCAATGAGCGTCGGGTAGCCGCCGAGGAGTTCATCGCTCATACCGCTCAGCGAGTTCTGGCGGGACGCAAGGTTAAGAGCCAGGCCAGGAAGCTGCTCGATGAGATCGTCAAGGCCCTGAAGAACTTCATTCGCTATATGACAGGCAAGGCGACGATGTTCACGGATGGGCAGATCATGTCGATGATCGCTGAGTCGAGCAACTTCGTGCAGTCCGCAAGCGGTTACAAACGATCGGTACAGCGCGGTCGGCTACGTCATATGTCGTCGCCGTATTATTTCTCCCAAGCGTGGACTGCCTTCAACGATTCTGACACCAAAGCAGCATCAGCCGATGGCTGGATGCAGTTCGTCAAGGGCCAGATCAACAAGGGCAAAATGAAACAGTCCGAGCTGGACTGGATGGGCCTGAAAGAGTTCATGGAAGATATCACCTGGGACGATGTTTTCTATGCTGCTGCTGGTGGTTTTGGCCATCATGACGAAACATTTTCTGCTTTGAAGGATGTCTTCCCCAGGGATAAATACGACCTGCTTGTGCAGCATCGCAGGCTTGGTGAACAGAATGGTGCTATTAGGGAAAAAGCGAGAAAACTTCAACTTGAAGCATTCAATCAAGAATATCGTGAGACAGCGGAGTTGGCTGCTAAATACAATGCTAAAGCCAAAAGGATCAAAGATGAATGGATAAAAGATAACGACTATCTCCAGTTCCTTCCGGTCAATGAGCAGCGTGACCTTGCCGTTGATGAAGAAATATACGAATCAATGAACGGTGAGCTGGAAGCGTTCGGTCGGACCAGTCCGAAGAAAATTCCGAAGGATACTATCTTGTCGTTCATTACTCGCAATGGTGTGGGCATCGAGATGTACCAGCCAGGTGGCGAAGCAGAAGATCTATATTTTGACGAAGACAGTCCGGATGAACAGACCGCGCCAGATGAAGATGACTGGTACGAACATTGGGAACCCATCGAGCAGTTTCATTGGGGGAGTGTTTACCCGGATATGCTGATCGAGGTTCACTCCGAGCATGGATGGGATCCTGATCTCGAAGCGGATCCAGATATTGCTAAAGAAGCAGATATGGATCTTGAGGAACTGAATTACGAAACTGACAATTGGGATGGAACCACTGAAGAAACCATGAAGGAGGAGGCCGAAGATCGCACCAGGGAGGACATTGAGCAAGATTATTATACGGAGGAACGTGACGAGTGGGTTGAAAAGAACACCCAGAAAAGCTGGTACTCAGGCAATTACTCCATCCAGACTGATTCTGATGGCGACTTCGTTGTTACCCATATGGAGGAAGGTGCCGACCACGGTTACTACAGTAATTTTGATGATGCTGTTCAAGCGGCAGATGAAGCCAATCAGGAAGGCGCAAGTGGTCGCTGGAAAGAGTACATGCTGGAACCGACCGGCGAGGACTATCAGGAACTGCTGTTCAAGTGGACCAATCCAAGAGGAGGTGGATACGGCAGTTCCGGGCATTGGGGCGAGGAGGAAGACATGGTTGCTCATGCCAGGTTGGATACTCGAAAGGATCTAAACGGAGAAGATGCGTACTACGTTGACGAGATTCAGTCTGACTGGCACCAGGAGATTCGCGATGCCATAAAAAGCAAACTGGAGGAGGTTCATGCTGAGCATGAGTACGATCCAGATTACGTCAATCCTGATGGGACGATCGGTGGTGGCGATGCCTGGGACGAAACATCTCCAGCGGATATGTTGATTGAAGCCAGGGATCAGGCGATCAGTAATCCTACTGAACAAGATCGATGGAAGAAGAAGGCTGAGGCTGATTACAAGGAACTCCGAAATCATCGTGAAAAAATGATGAGCGACATCAGGTCTTGGGGATACTATATGTCCGATCCGTTGGCAACGCTCGTCGATCGGTTGGTGACCGGAGCTTACACTGGTGTTGCTCAAAGCATGCTTCGCACGTACAGCTCGAATATCGCGGGCGCGAGAACAAAACGTGGGGAGATACTGGGACATCAACAGGTTGAGATTCAAGATGAGATCTACGAGAGCCACGGATTTTATGCTGACCTGACAGAGATTGAGAATTTATCTTTTGCCGCCTACCGAAAAGCGCGCAAGAGCGAGGCAGGTCAACAATTGGATGCGAAGTTGATCAGTGTCGATGAGTTCAACGAGAAGATGAAGGAGTTCGTTTGGGATAACGGAGTGTCAGTTAAGCAATTTAACGCGACAGGTGATGATCCAGCCGGATGGATGCAAGATCTATACGAAGATAATTTCGCCAATAAGGTCGGGAAGTACAGGAACGCTAAAAGGAAACCACGAGACCTGCCTGATTGGACTGGGACAACCTTCAATGAAATAGAGATGGAGGTTCTTAGTGCTGCTTCCAAGAAACTGTTAGATCCAACCAACGAGGAAGCGCGAGCAAAAAGATATCGTGAAGTAACCAGCAAAACGCTGAACAAAGATCTATGGGATAAGGCTCTCATTCACGAAGAAACTCAAGATCGTTCCTGGGGTGGAGCTTATGCTGGCAGGATTCCTGAGCTGTGGATTCGATTGTCTGAAGTTATGGATAAACTGTCCACTCAATCGAGGGCAGGTGAACACGTAGTAAATAAAGAGGATTTTGAAAGGGCTGAGGTCAAGCCGTTTACATTTTCTATCGATAAGACGATGTATACAGATATGGGTGCAAGGGTCCTTGAATTTCACGAGTCAAAGGAGAGATACGAACGATTCAAAAGCGGCATGACCTTCGCGCCATTCGAGAAGGACTGGCAACTTCTGGTGATGAAGGGCCTGATCGCTGATGCCGTTCGGAACGGCCATGACCGGATTTATCTCTCGAAGGGAGAGGTGCACGGTGTTCGCTGGTCTGGGGCTGAAACGGTAGATGAGCTTCGATTCAATAAAGAAGGTTTCATGGCGGACGACAAGACCATTGATATGTTCACCGGCAAACCAAAGGAAATCAAACGAGGGTCCTTCAGAATTATTCTCGTGAATCCTGCTGGTGGTCGAGTCATTGAAACCAACAGCAGGGATCTACGTACTATCGTTGGTGATCGAGCAGCCAGGTTTATCCTTGAGCATGAAGATGATTCTGGACTTGTATCTGGTGAAGATGTTGGACTGAAATCACTTCTCATACCGACCTCCGGTGGTGGCAAGCGGTTGACCGGATCCAGGGTGATCTATAACGTCATCACGCCACAGATGCTCAACAAGTTCCTGAAGAAATTCAAGGCCAAGGTTGTCGATACCTGGATCCCAGGATCTGAAGGTTCGATAAGTGTCCGTGAGCAAGTTGAAAGACAAGGGCTCGCGGTAAGAACCAAACCTGGAAAGCATTGGGAGAGATGGAAGCAGGCACGAGTCAGACGATTGACCACCGATGAAGTGATCAAACATATCAGTGGTGGCGTGAACTCTGAAATGTATGAGGAAGCCTGGGGAAATACGGTAATAGCACCAGAGGATCGTGGTATTTGGGGCTCGGAGGTTCCAGCAGAAGAAGATCCGAATGTATTCAGATTGCAGGGCGGCTATCACCAGAACAGACAGGATGCTCAGAATGCTTTGGATGAGGCATTAAAGAGTGCTTCAGAGCGGGCCTGGGGGTACGAGGCATGGGAGATCGAGTTCACCGATAAACTCAAGGAAACAGCTCGCTCAGGTTTTCCGTTATTCCATAAGCGCGGCAAGAAAAAAACAGGGGATCCTGGTCTCGACGATGCACTGAACTGGGCCGAAAAAAACATCGGACCACAAGGACCTCGATCACTCGAACGGTTGCAACAGCGCATCAACGAAGTCATCGCGATCGAAGAAAAGCAGGTCAAGATTGAACAGGCCATGGTCGATCAGTTTTCCGGCCTGAAGTGGGCCATCAAACAGACGCATGGTCATGAGTTGCCGGCCGAGATCAATGCCTACAAGCAAGCTCACTTCACCACCAGCATGGACTCACAGATGTTCGTGTTCCTGACGCACGGTGTTCCGTACTGGGAGAAGGTCGGCGCCGGAACGATCACTGGGATCAAGCCTGGCAGCAAAGGTTTGCTGGAGGTGCTGGAACCTGTCGCTGATAAAATCACCTACTGGGGCTACTGGAAGGCCGCTGTTCGTGCTGATCGTTTGTTACGTGAAGGACGTGAGGCTTTATTTACCAGGGAGCGAATCGATGAGCTTCTGAAACTGGGTGAGCGGTTCCCGGAATTTCAGACAGTATCCGATGCCTTCAATGACTGGAAGACGCAATTCCTGGACTGGGCCGAGGAGGCTGGTGTTCTCAATTCGGACACCAGGCCGCTATGGGATCAGGCTGACTACGTTCCGTTCTATCGTATCAAGTCCGACGAGATGGGTGGCTCTTTTGCGAAGCGGGCCGGCATGGGCGGACCAGGTATCGCGAACGTGGCACAGCCGATCAAGCGACTGCTCGGATCCAAGCATCCGCTAGGTGACATTCTGGAAAACATCATCATCAATTTCCAGCATATCGCGACAGCCACGATGAAGAACAAAGCCTCTCAACTGGCTGTAGAGAACCTGAAAGAGACTGGTTTGATTACGCCAGCCAAGGGTCAGGATTTCATGAAGCAGGAGTTCATCCCGATGGATGAGCTGAAACGAAAATTGCGGAAGGCTGCTGTTGATTGGGAGGCGATGTCTCCCGAAGCACTGGCCGGCATGCAGAAGATGTGGACCCTTCAGAGACCGCAGGGTGATAATTTTATGTCGGTCCTCTACAACGGCAAGAAGAAGTGGTTCGAGGTTCACGAAGAAACATTGCTTCGATCGCTGACTGCGATCAACGAGAAGAAATTTGCAAGTCTTATGGGCCGCATGGGCATGTGGCTTCCACGTAAGTTTAAGCGCCTCGGCACGTCAATGATCACCCTGACACCAGGATTCATGGCGGCGAACTGGTTCCGGGACATCTTCATGGCATTCGTCAACTCGCGGCATGCGAAGTTGCCCAGGCCCTGGTCGGCAGCGACTGGAGCATGGAAGGCTTTCACCAAGTCCGATGAGATGATTTCCATGATGGCTGCCGGTGGCGCTTTCTATTCTGGCTATATCAACGCCAACGATCCTATCTCGACCGTGAAGGCAATGAAGCGAGCCTTGCGACAGACAGGATTCAAGAACAGAGTCCTCGATGCGCCATGGAAGATCTTCCACTTCTACAACGACATCGCCGCTGCATCGGAGAACGCGAATCGTATTGGTAGTGCCTACATCCCGGCGATCAAGGCTGGTGCCGGTAAGGCTGAGGCTGTCTGGGAGTCGAAGGACATCATGAATTTCGCCAAGCACGGCGATCATGCGATTATGCAGTTCTTCGCGCAGAGCGTGATGTTCCTTAACGCCAGGATCCAGGGCCTGGTTCGCTACGGGCAGAGATTCCAGGAGGCGCCAGGCATTACCTTTACCAAGTCGATGCTGTATGCCATGGCGGTCTTGGCCGTGTGGCTGAAGAACAAGGACGAGGAGTGGTACAAAGCTCTGCCACCAGAAGAAAAGGATATGTATGTCCACTTCAAGGTGAACGGTAAACACTGGCGATTGCCGAAATCGTTCGAGGTGGGAATGGTTTTTGGTGTAGGCGTCGAGCGAATGTTCGAGTACTACTACTCCAATGAGGACGACGCCGGCAGAGTCGCGATCGATAGACTGTGGTTCGTGCTGGGTGAGGTGTTCAACTTCTTCAATCCGCAGACGATCGTTCCTTTACCTCAGTTCATTGCACCGCTGTTTGAGGCGACCACCAACTGGAACGCTTTCTTCCAGGCACCGATCGTTCCGGAGTACATGCAGGACATTGCAGAGGTGAAGCCTGAACTAGTGTTTCGATCAAGCACCAGCCCGAGCATGCGGGAGCTGGCCAAAGTGATGCCGAACTTCTCTCCAGACATCATGCGCAATCCGTTGCTTATGGAACACCTGATGCGTGGTTACCTGGCGACCCTGGGTGGCTACGTGATGATGCTGTCCGACGACCTGGTACGGAAGCAGTTCGATTACCCAGCCAGGCCAGAACTTCGTTGGAGTAAGATTCCACTGGTCGGACGCTTTTACCGTGGTGAAGAAGTTCCAGCCAGGAGCAGCTTCGAGGAAATCATGTACGATGTGCGGAACAACGCCAGGCAGATCGAGCGGGCCGTGAACCAGATGGAACGTCTGGAGATGGACGACGAGATCGATGAGTTCATGGAGGAAGGCTCGAAGTACGATCCGAACTACACCAACCAGGAAGTGCTGGACGCATCCAAGGCAATGGAGTCCAGTTACAATGAGATCAAGAAGTTGCGTAAGGACACGACCGATCTGTGGGAAGACGAGGATATGACTCCGGAGCAGAAAAGTCGTGAGTTGAACGACCTGTACCGTGAAAAACTGGAGAACGCGAAAGACGCTTGGATGGAGCGACCAGGTGCGGCCGAGATACAGATCGAGGCGCTTCAGGAAACACTGATCGATATGCCGCCACAACAAAGAACTGACTACCTGGCCAAGCAGCGCCTGGATCACACGGCCGAGCTGCTCAGCTCGCTACCAAAGAATCCTCGGGCGGGATTCGTTAAGACGTTGGAGGGGCAATCGTAATGGAACTTTTGGTGAAACGAATCGCGACCGGCGACGAAAGCACGATCGGTGCAATGTACGTTATCGACCGGGATGCCGAGGTTGGGGATGAACGTAGCTTCCGCAACTTCACTATGGAGGACCAGCCGAACGAGCCGAAGGTGCCAGGTGAAACGCGCATTCCGGCCGGGCGCTACCGGATCAAGTTGCGCACTGAGGGCGGCATGCATGGTCGCTACAGCGATAAGTTCGACTGGCATCGCGGCATGCTCTGGTTGCAGGACGTACCCAACTTCACGTTTGTCTATATTCACTACGGGAACTACGAGAAGGACACTGACGGTTGCATTCTGACCGGTGACGGTGCGCAGTCGAACGTCCTCGATGATGGCATGGTGATGAGTTCAGTGTCTGCCTATACGCGGTTGTACCAGGAGATCATCGACGAGGTGGAGAACGGCGAAGTGTGGATCACGATCGAGGATTACGCATGAATGGTCGATATCATGGCAAGCGATTCGTGAGTCTCCTGGTTGTGGTTGTTGCATTGATGGCTGGATATTTTGCCGGCAACGAGAATATGTTTGGAGCGTACTCGACGACGCTCGGCGCCCTGTATGGTGCATACCTTGCGGGCCAGTCCGCTACTGATTGGCAGAAAGCTAAGAACGGAGGCTGATATGTCAGCATTGAGTTTTGCAAAACTTGGTCAGCAGAAGGTGACGGTGCCGGCGATCTTGCTGGTGTTTCTGCTTTACGCTGGATGGTCAGCAAAGGATTTTACTATCGAAGGACTCGATGAATTTTTCATCAGCGAGGCAGAGGGAACTGAAATGGTGAAGCAGATCACTACGTTGAACGTGACCCTCACCAGCTACATCTCGAAGCAGGAAATCAAGGAGATCAACGCGGAAATCAGGGAGATTGGTGATCAGATCACTGCAACTCAATTATGGATCGCAGCTAACGGAAACAACGAGATCGCCACCAGTCGATTGTCTGATCTTATGGAAAGACAGTATGCGCTGGAAGATAAAAAGAAATGCTTATTGAATGAGTCGATTACCAACAAGGAGCTATGCGATGTTGAGTAAAGCGTTGGGTGGAGGGATCGCTGTTTGTGTGATCATCATCGGACTGTTGTGGAATCAGAACGGAAAGCTGCACGAGACTGTCGGCTTGGCTGAAGCTGCTGTTTTGCAGGCCAAGCAGACGAACACGAACAACCTGACGACCATTGCTGATCTCGGAGATCGTCTGGAGAAGTGCGTCAGAGATCGAGAGGTCGATATCACTGCCGGAGAAGCAGTCGTGTCGGCGTTGAAAGCGGACATTCTGGGCCTGGAGAATCGAGATATTGAGGTCAGGATCCAAAGAGAGGAGATCTTTCGTGAACCATCGTGTAAGGAACTTGGTGAGTTGGACATCAATGCTATTTGCCCTCGTCTTGCTTCAAGCATGCGCGAGCGGGCCAACAGTATTAACTGACGTGGAACTTCGGGATGTGCCTGTCACGGTCAGGACTCCGTTGCCCAATGATTGCTTTGCACAGCATTCGGTGTCGCCACAGGTCGTCATGCCTGCTGAGGGCTCGTTGTCGTTCGAGGAGTACACCACCTGGGCGGATGCCCTGGTGACGATTGTTAGCCGGTATCGGACTCAGACGACTCGCTGCTCGGAGTTGAACGTGCGCGATCCAGCAGTTCCGTTCGGAGAACCTTGATCTGCTTTGGAGCATCAATGCCTACTCGCACCTGCCCACCTCTAACTCCCAGCACTGTCACCGTCACTGCTTCCCCGATCTGTATTGATTCGCCTTGCGTTCTGGTCAGAATCAGCATCCCTTTTCTCCGTGTCCCGTAGTTTATCGATGGCGACGATAACGCAGTCAAGGGTATCAGCTTTTCGCTGGAGTTCCAGTCTTGGTTTTCGTGACGTGGCGATCATGATCAAAAGATCTTCCAGCTCGGCCCATGCTGCCGGCAGATCTTTCATCTCAGCCTCACCGATCGGCTTGGTCAAAGACTTTAGCCGATCGATGAGATCTTGTGCCCTAGCGGCTGGATGAAATACTGACATGATTGAACGGGTCTTGGTCGAGTTACTCTTGGGGATCCTCGTCCTTATCCTCGGTTTCTCCCTCTGGGTGCTCGAATAGATCCGGTTGCTCGATGGTGATTTGCAGGTCGAACGATTTGTTCATGAGCGCATTGATGCGGACCAGCTCAGCATCTGAGTACTGAGAGTATTGAACCTTTCCGGTCAGCACAACCTGGTTGGGTGTTTGCAGCTCGGCCTTCAGCGTAGTCAGGTTGCAGGGTTTCAGCTCAAGCGGATCTCCGAAATCTTCCTGGTCCCAGATTGTGACGATCGCGCCCTCGGGTTTCCTGTTGACGTGAATCGGGTTGATCGATGGCCGACAGACGTGGCCTTCCTCAGAGAACAACTGCTCAGCCAGGGCCTGGTCATCTCCATCGACATTGGTGGTCGGTGCGAGCATTGCCAGGATCGAAGATCCCAGCGTCACCGAGAACGGTAGATCGAATGCGTTGCCCTTGTTCTTCTCCTCTCGCGGGTTGAATACGCCGAACTTGGCGGTAGTACGGGTCAGATCAAACTTCATTGTGGCTTCTCCTGGTGGGTGAATCTGGAGGCGTTCAGTTTCGCAACCTTGGGAGCCACCTCCTCACTCCACATGACACATCCCCTACTTGTTCGCGACCTTCAGGGCCCATGCGGTTGTTTATGACAATTCTGTGGGAGCGTCCCAGGAGTTGAACCTGGGCGTGGACTTCGTATCCGGCAATGCGTCATCGCCCGAGAGGTCCACTGGTCGATGGGAGTAATGGGGGGCTGCCCCTAACCTGGAAGAAAACGAAAAAAACGTCCAGATTTCTAATCTCCCTACCAGCACGGTTGCCGCTACGTCACCGCTCCATAATTAAAATTTACGCCAGATCCTGACGAACTCAATTTTCTCGCCGGTCTTCCTGTCAGGATTGATTGGCTCCTTCACTTTCTGAACAACGAACTTTTTCGCGGTACGTTTGTTCATGTTGCTTGCTGCGTTCCGAAGCGAAGTCCAGTGTTCGACATGCACCCGAAATGAATCTCCGATCTCCATCTTCTCGATGTGAGATTTGAATTGCGGACGCTCTTTTGGGATCGGGATGCCTGACTCGATCCTAATTTCCATATCAATCCTCTCCTGGTTGGTAGTAGTAGCTGACCACATGGGTCTTATTTGCTACATCCAGCTTATGTACGATCACGGCGTCAGTATCGGGTGGCCTCATCGTGGTTTCGATGAGCGTGTCACCTTTGACTCTCAGCTTAACCTTGACGTTGTACTCTTTTCTGAGGAAGCCGTTGATGATCCAGTACGATTCCTGATCGACATCTTCGATGGACCACATGCCGCTTGTCAGCACATCATCCTTAAATAGATAGACAACCTTGATGCTTTCGTCCAGGAGCTTCCCGCTATACCAAAGGTCACGATCGCCGCTCGATATCAGGGAGTAGCCTTCTTCGTTCATGTCGTTGGAGATGAACTCGTAGCTGGTGCCCCAGCCGTAACCACTGAAGCCAGACATATCGATTGCCTGGACTCCACGTTCCTGGGCAAGAGCTGTCAGGACGATCAAGGCCAACAAAAAACAGGAAATAAGATGCTTCATAACTGTACCCTTATACGCTAAATACCGTCTTGTTATTAGACCTCAAGATTGCACTGATTGCAAGGTATCTAGCGGATTCTTAACGAATATCCTAGTCCCTGGGTTGCCTGGGTCCAGTATTGGCTGAGCGATGCAGAGATCCAGAAGGGCCTTCGAGATCATTATGTCACGTAGAGCGTAATCAGCGACCGCGCCAAAATAACCTTGTTGCCACAGTTTTGGCGCGAGTTCACCATCTCCGGACTTGCCATACCCGAGGTTTACCTGGCAGCAGTTCTCCAGGTTGTAGCCTTTGGCGTACTTGCCGGCGCCGGCCGCTTCCTTGATTTCCAGGAACAGATCGTAGGTCTTCTCTTTCGGGACCTGGTAGCCGTGAGCGGCGATCAGTTGGTTGTCGAAGTGGGCGCTGTTGAAGCCGGCGATAATGTCGGTCTTGTCCATTAGCTTCCACAGTTCCTCGATATTGTCCTTCATGAAGATCCTGGGGAAGCCGGCGTCGTAATCGAACACGGAGATCACGGAGATGCCCATGCCCTTCTTGTCGCCCCAGCCTTCGCAGTACTCGAAACCTTCCTCGTTTGGAGAGGTCTTGTTCGGGATCAGCTTTTCGATCTCGCAGTCATAAATCAGCATTACATTCTCCTGGTGACAGATTCGACCTTCCACATCTCACGATTGCGGTCAGGGAAGACTCCGTTTTTGAGTTTGAGTAGTGCGGCCTCGATGGCCTGCTCATCGTTCTCTGCCTGGACGGTCACGATGCCATTGTACTGCTCGTACATCCCAGGTTTCGATCGCATCGATACATCATAAGTGTTCAAGGGTCTTCTCCACATTCTGGGCACGGCACGATCAGCCCTGGATTTTTGTGCACTGGATGATCACAGGCATTTGTACTCCGGGGCGCTACTCCCGAATCCTCACCTCCATGCGCTTTCAACTGTTGCAAGGTTCGTAGTACTGATTCCATCAGCTTGATCTGCTGGTTTGAGAAGTCCTGACTCATCGTTCCTTTGAAGACGCGCCTGGCATAGACGCGCCTGCGAAATTTGATCTCGCGCTCGACACATTCGATCTGAGCCTTCAGTGGGATTCTGGCTTTGGGGAACAGGTCGTCAGGGAAATCATCCATCGATCTATCCTTTGCGTTCGTCGTGTGTCCTGGTACGTATGTGCCGCTGATCATTTTTTTATTCCTTCTTTCAGGTGCTGACCGTGCTTGTCTACCCAGTGTTGACCGGCAGCTTGCCGGGTGCGGAAGCGTCGGAAACATTTCGGATATTCCGGGCAGTTGATCATGCGTGGTGACTTGTAGTTTACCGGCTGACTGTCGTCTGGCTCCTCACCACAAGCAGCGCATCGAACCGGATAGCCTGGTGGCTCTCCGCCAATGTCCATGAACTCGCCGCATCCTTCGCACATGGTTCCATCCAGCATCATCTCTGCGATGTCACCCATCGGTATCTCCCTTTAACTTCGGTACAAAAAGTCTTGCGGTCTGGAATGTTGCAGGTTGGAAGACGATATCCTCCAGCCACTGATCAATGCGGTCCCAGGACATCTCGATGTGATCCTTTCTCAGAAGAACCCTGAGTTGAACGTCCTGCCATTCGACAGTTATCGAGTGAGTTTGGATGTAATGACGACGCCGGGTTGGCCCGAGGTTTTTTTCTCCATCGGAGACATGATCCTCCGTAAAGAACGGTGATGTCGTTTGGGTGTCACAGTATTCCGACAGGTATTTAACGGCAGTGTCTCGTTCGCGTTGTAGATTCGCAATGTGAACTCTGGCCCACTTTGGTAGCTTGTCGATGTTCATCTTTTCCCTTTTTTTAGCCTGAAGATTGGCCAATGGAACGCTTTAACAGCTCGATCTTCTGGGGTTTCCTGTCGTATGGTGACGTGATCAGGAACAAATGTACTGGTTGCTGGCTCCCAGATGTCATTCCCGAGGGTTTTCCACAACGTAAAAATATGTCCTCCAGGAACCTTCATTACCTGCCAGCTTGGATCGTCCAAAGGAGACTGGTCAAACATACCCATTCCACTGAGGTCACTCATCGTTCATATCCTTGGTTGCTTGTCGAGCCCCAGCGCATCACGAGCCTGCTGCCACACGATCGGTAGTTTTTCAAGGTAGTCTGGCGTCTTGCCATGCCAACATTTGTAATCTTTGAGCGTCACAAGGTCTTCAAGGGCCTTGGTCAGTTCTTGTTGGCGTTCCTCGTAGCCTGCAATTTCAGCCTGAAGCATATCTATCGATGTTGACTGGTGTTCGAGTTCGTTAGCGGCTTTCCACCTTAACTCCATCTCAGGAGAACCAGCTATTCGTGGATCCATAGGAAAGTCTTTTCGCAATCGATCAATCAAATCACTCATGAACGCTGTACTCCTTCTCGACTGAGCCATGACCTGGCTTACCTATGATCGCGTTGCGTACCCAGGTGGTCCTACCGGAGCGGAGTCGTCGAACGTGGCCACGACGCTTGTGCATCCTGGGGCTGGCATGGGTGCCTCCCTGGTGCGGCTTAGAAGCCGACTGAGGCGCTTGCAGAACATCGGCAACGATGTCCAGGATCTTGTATTCGTACATCGGGATGCGGCCCTTCTTGGCCCGCTTCTTATTCAGCTTCACTGGTGCCGGCAGGAGCGTGTGCTTACCCTTGTCGATTGCCAAGGCAGTCAGCAGGTGGATCATGGCGAACACCTCGTCTGCGACATCTCTTGCTGCCCTGGTAGATCTCTCGCTTTCTGGATAATGCTTGTAGCAGACGTATCCGAGAGGCAGCACCGCACACAGGCCAAGGTCTTTCATCGCTTGCATCTGCTCGTTTCCACCACGAGGAAAAAACATCGTGGCAGGTGGTGGTGTCCAGCACTTCATTCCATCTGAGTAGCAGACCGGGAAGACGTAGTACCCAGGCGTCGATCCGATGTGATTGTCGTGAACGTGAGCGAACAGAGTGGTGTGTTCGTGAAGCGCCTCGGTCTCGACGCACAAGGCGATGCGTTTCGAGCTTTCGAGTTCCTGCGGCATCATCGGTTCGCACCTGGGATCTCTGTAGTCGCAGTGATATTCGAGTGCGACGATCGGGTACGGCAACCGGGTTGGGATCTGCACATCAGAGATCAGATCTATCTCATGTTTCTCGAAGATCTTGCCCCACTCCGGCAGGATGAACTTCTCGGCCAGGTGCATCAGGATGATCGCCTCTCTGGCGGATGTCGCGATTGCCAGGTTGGTTCTCTGGTCCGCTTCTCGCTTGAACAGATCCTCGTTGATGATCCGCATATTCTCAGCGGCCTGGGTGCAGTAGTTAAGTGGCTGAGTCATCATCCAGTTCACGTATGAATCCATCGCCCCGCTTACGGTATATCGTGCCAAGAGCAGGCGAGGCCCATACGCCGCCGTTCGCCATCAGGCTATGCAGGCTTCTCAACCAAGCCAGGTTTATTTGGTACTGCCAGTCTGGCAAATCATCACTGAAGGTTCCCGCTACCTGCTCGATCGACATCAATTTTTTCATAATAATCTTCCCTGTTCTGGGACTCTACGTGGTTCGTTCACGATGACTTGGTACTCGTAATACCCCCTGGACTTCTCGCCTCGATGTCGCTTATTCAGAGTATGTGACCCAAATCTGTCTTTGCGAAGATGTCTGAGCTGAGCGGATATTGATGCAGCAGGATCCCCGGTTGCAACTTCTATCTCTGGCAGCGTTCTCCATTTACTGTCCATCATGAGCGAGAAGATTCTTTGGATCTGCGTTCTTAACCTGGGGTCATCGCGAGGCGGAACATAGTCATCGCCATCGAATTTTGCGTGTGGGATTCTGTAGTCGCTACCCATCCTTGCACTCCCAACATCGAGCCCTGACCATCGGAGCTTGCGACCATTTCCTGTATTCAGTATGGCCACAGTCAAGGTAGATCTCTGCACTTCCGGATCCAGGTGGAGAGTACTTCGACTGACAGAATCGGACGCTTAACACCTTCCGATATGGTCCCTGCCTATTAAAAAGGGATATCGTCATCGAAATCATCCGGATGAGAGTCTTCGGCATCTTGCCGTGACTGCGGTGGCAGACCGTCCTGGTCAGTATCCGGCTTCTTGCCTTCTCCGGTGTTGTAACTCGGAGAGTCGGCCGGATGCGGAGGACCAGCTTCCTTCTTGTCCAGGAACTCGAAGTTGTCTACCCGGATCTCAGTGCTGTACCGTTCGATCGTGTCCTTGTCGGTCCACTTCCTGGTTCGTAATTCTCCTTCAATGAAGACCTTCGAGCCCTTCCGCAAGTACTGGGTCATGGTCTCGGCCCGTTTGCCGAACGCTGTGCAGCGGTGCCACTCGGTATGTTCCTTCTGCTCGCCGGTCGTCTTGTCCTTCCAGCGTTTGTTGGTGGCAATCGAGATCGTGGTTACGGCATCGCCGTTGTCCAGATATCTCGTGTCTGGGTCAGCGCCCAGGTTGCCGATTAGCATTGCTTTGTTCATTGCCCTAATCTCCACAGTAACTGAATTGCCGCGCCCCATATGAATCCGATGATCGGATACTGGAACCACAGCTCAGCCCACCAGGACCATTGGACTGTTAGCGTATTCGCGTTTGCATCCGTGACCAGCAGTTGTGTTTTCCACCAGCTACCACCGGCAATGCGCAAGTACGAACCTTCTGTAATGACACCAGTGCTGTTGTCGAACTCAATCTTCATTGCCCTTGATCACTCGTGTCATGCACGATTGTCTCCGCAGTGATTCCTGGCGCCAGCCACTTGGCCATCGCTTCTTCGCTCTTGCCAGAGAAGATCAGGAAGTCCAGGTCCGGTAAACCAATCGCTTCACCCTTGAATCGTATTGGCGAGTTATCCTTCAGCCGTTTCAGGTTTTCGTGGCTGAGACCTATCCCGACCAGCTTTCCTCCGTCTGCGGTTTTGGCAGTGAACTTGATCACCTGACCACCATCCCGACATCCTTATTGACCGTCAGACCGTGGTGCTTTCCGGTGGCCTGGTCTTCCGGCCAGCCTTCCCCGATACGCTTCGCGACCGCGTTCATCACGGTCTTGTTCCAGTCTTTGATGATGTTGGTCGGCAGATGGTCGTCGATGATGCCCTGGCACACCGCTTTAATGTCCTCGTACTGCACCTCGCCCTTCCAGGTGGTGCGAGTGGACCCTGTGGCACCGGTTATACCGCCACGTATGGGTGCGGCTCTTGTGGGGGCTGGTGGTGTCTCTGCTGCCACATCCAGGATAGCCTCAGCCCGTTCCTCGTCGCCGGCCTCAGTGGCTGCCTCAGCGTCTGCCAGGGCCTGTTCGTCAGCTTTCCTTTGTTCCTCCTCGGCCTCCTCGCGGATCCGCCTGTCTTCATCGATTCTCCAGGCAGCGGCCTTGTCTGAAACCTTTTTCTTTGCCGCCATAAGCGATGAGGTGATCGGTCGGAATTGATCATTGATCCACTTTACATGATCGTTCAGCGGTTGGACGACAGCCTTCCTGGCATCCTCGGCAGAGTTGTACTGGCCCTGACATATCCTTACGAAGTCGGTGGCACTGGCGAACTCCTCTGCGCAGGTGACAAGGGCTCTGTCGGCTTGTTCTGTCAGGTTGTTGGCGTTATCGATCAGCGGCTGTGAGTGGGTCAGCAGTGTGGCTGGTGTTTGAATTTGCGCTCGCATTGTTTTCTCCTAGAACATGGATGGGATGCCATCGGTGGCACCAGTCATTTGGTGTTCGTATTTGGTTCCGGCGTGGAAGTGATCATTGAAGATCTTCATTTTCTCGCGGAACTGTTGCTGCCAGACAAGATCGACCTCGATCGGCTGGACGTAGATCTGCTGCTCCTCGATCTGGTGACGAGGATCGTAGCTGACGAACTTACCTTCCTTCAGACCGTGCACCTCCATGTGTCCCTGGGTCTGGTTGTGATGCCAGAGTGCCATTCCGTATCGAATCGTTTTCTTGTGGTTGTCTGGGTTGAACGGACACTTCACCTCGCAGGCGTACTGGATCTTTCCCTTGAGCGTTCCATCGTCGGTCTCCAGGAAGTCGGTCGAGTCGCCAACCAGGTCAGGCCAGAGATGATGTACCTTGAACTCGGCGCGGATGACCTGGATGTTCCTGGTCAGCTCGTAGTGAGTGATGGCCTCCTCCTCGTGGCGCTTCCCCCAGGACATGGCCGAGCTGTTGTCACCGATCCTGGTTTCACGCTCGAACTCTGCACGTATCTGATCCTCAGAAGCCTGCTTCTCCCAGTACAAGGTCTTCAACAGGTTGTTCAGATCGTGGACGTGCCCGTTGAGTAGAATATCCACTCGCTTGGACATCGTGATCTTGCCCCATCGGTCAGAGAACCACTTGAATGTTCGTTGCTCAGCCATGTCCGACCTCCGCTGATCCTTCCTTCGGGAACAAGTACTCCAGGTACTCGATCAGGTAGCGGCCGTAGGTGACCAGGATCTCGTGATCCTTCTCGTCGTTCTCGAAGGTGAACAATTCCTGCTCGTTATCGACTGCGTGTTGCCACTGCTCTTTCAGCTTCACGAGCTTGTCACGATCCCATGTGATGGTCGTGTCGTTGTCGTCAGCCATACGCTGAATCTCCCGGTGAACCAGGGCCAACTTCAGATCCTGGTATGTTTGAACCTGGGCGACAATCTTCTCGCCCATCCTTCCAAGAATATCCCACTCCTCGAATCGTCTCATTTCACGATACTTGCTTTGGTTTTGTGTTCGGCGCCGAGCCCTTCCAGATCTGAGTAGCTCATGCCCCAGGCTTTCGCTGAGACCTTGACATCAGAACTTTTGGCAGTCTTCAGGATGTTGATCAGGCCAGCGGTGTTGATCCGCTTGCGGCAGGTGTCCAGCTTGTCGGCCGGCAACTCCTCCATCCTGTCAATGTTGAATGCCTTGTAGATCCGCTCCACTCTGAGCTTGGCTTTACGGGCAGCGGCTCGGAGTTCTTTGGCCTGCTCGTCTGTGATCAGTTCAGTCGGCGTAACGTCGATCGGCTTGTTCTTCTCAAGCTCGGCATAACCGTCAGCGATGTGCGCCAACTGGACTGCCTTTTCAAGCCGGCCAGTGCCCTTCGGCCAGGTCTTCTGCGCTCGCTTGATGGCAGATTTTTTTGCCATCTCAGGGAAGTCATCCTTCCATGGTCCAGACTTTTTGGCCTTCCATAGCTCTGACTTGTCACGGATATGTTCCAGATCCTCAATCGAGACGAAGGTAACGTGTGGATGGAGAGAGCCTGCGACCTCGGCAACACAGTACGCACCGATGACCTCGCCTCTCATTGTTTCAGTCATGAAAGGATCTGGTGTATGAACGATTTGCGGGTTGGTGCCGGCGAAGTATTTGAAGTTGCCATCCTCGCGATCCTGTTTGCGAACAACCTCAGCCCAGACGTTCAAGATCTTCTCGCCATCGGTCGCGATAGCAATCAGGCCCTGGTACATCGGATCACAGTGGCACTCGTAGACTTTGAGCTGCTTGTTGTACCTGGGGATTAAGGCGCAGTGCTTCAGCACCGGGTTGAGTGACAGTCCGATGGAGGCGATGTTGATTATCGAATCTCGGATGGTGTGCTTCTCGCACTTCTGGAGCAGGCTGTTACTGACGATCGCCTGCATGGCGAACATCGATTCCTTCTCCCAGGTAACCAGGTGCCCGCCCTGGTTCGAGATCTTCTCGAAGGGGCGTCGTGCTGATGTGACTGCCTGTTGGATGACTGCTGGCAGACGTGGCTTTTCATTCGACATACTCGGCTCCTTTATGCCCGTACCCAATAACAGATAATGACGTAATGACAGCATCATTGCAAGGAAATTTGACCATATACGATAGGCCAGATAACATGCATATCCAGGGTACAGAGTCAGGAGATGCGACCGCATGAGCGACAGACCAATAGCCGGCGCCGGGCGCCCGAAGATGCAGTGGTATCCACTGTATGTCGATGACTTCGACCTGGATACCAGGACTTGGCCGCTCGATGTCGTCGGTGCCTTGATTCGATTGATGAATCATCAGTGGCGAGAAGGCTACCTTCCGGCGAACCAGGAGAAGCTGGCCAGGATCGCTGGCTCATTCGATGCAGAGCAATGGAGGGAGATCTGGAAGGACTACCTGATAGTCAAATTCACCGAGCTAGAGCCAGGTAAATTATTCAACAACAGACTCCATCGAGAACGCATTCGCATCGAGAAAAAGGGTGAGCAAGCACGACAAGCTGCTCTGACTCGGTGGAATAAACAGACAAAAGATGCGGAACCCCATGCGGGGGAGATGCGTCCGCATCAAAAAAGCGATGCGCTCGCTATGCGAACAAAGAACCAAGAACAAAGAGACCAACAAACACCCTCACCTGCGGTGAGAGTCGCCAGAGGCGACGTACCCTTCCAGAAAATAGTGGATCTCTACCACGAACACTGCCCGCAATTACCCAGAGTGAAAGTCCTCAGTGCCAAGCGAAAAGCTCAGCTCAGATCCAGGTGGAAAACCTTCGAGTACTGGAAAGGATTTGGTAGGCCCGGAACCAAGGAATACATCCGCTTCAATGAGCTTGAACAGTGGGAGCGATATTTCAAATTCATCACCGAGAAGTGCCCTTTCCTGAACGGCAAGAACGATCGAGGCTGGGTAGCCAACTTTGACTTCGTAATCCGCGAGTCTGGAATGGTCAACATCATGGAAAATAAATACGTGGGAACGAAATCATGAGTCGGCTCGAAGCGATCGACGCTGAGCAATCTGTACTCGGTGGCATCATGCAGTCAGGTGGTAAGGCGATGATGGATGTGCAGGACATCCTTGGCCGAGGAGACTTCGCCAGGGCTGATCACAAAGTTATGTGGGATGTGTTCTGCGAACTCGACGAACTCGACAGTCCGATCGATATGGTGACCGTGATCGACCGACTACGGAAGATGAGCTTGTTGGACGCGGCCGGAGGTTCCGACTACATCAGCAGCCTGGTGATCAACGTACCTGGATCCGCAAATATCCGATCTTACGCCGGCATGGTGAAAGAGCGATCGACCAGGAGAGCCCTCGTGCAAGCCTCGAACGATATGCGTGAGCTTGCTGAAGACATCAGGCCGATCGATGAGGTGTTGTCCGACGCGCAGACCAGGGTGATGGATATCGGACACGACGCCTTTCAGTCGGGCCCGGTCCCAGTGAAGGATTTGGTGCCTGCGTGGATGGATAACCTGGACTCGATGTTCCACGTGAAACAGTCGATCCCAGGTCTCTCGACTGGCTACCGTGACATCGACAAAAAGATCAACGGTCTTCAGAGGCAAAACCTGATCGTCATTGCTGGCCGACCATCGATGGGTAAGACAGCCCTGGCAATGAACATCGCGAACTCAGTCGGTGAAACTAAGACGACCTTGGTGTTCTCGATGGAGATGTCCTCGATGGAGATCATCTCAAGGTCTGTCGCGCAGCACTCGAAGGTTCCCCTGGACAGATTGCTTTCCGGAAACCTCGATGATGAACAGTGGGGGAAGACCTCCGATGGATGCAATCAGGTATTCCACAAGCACATTATGATCGACGAGTCGCCGGCCATGATGATGGCGCAGATCCGCTCCAGGTCCAGGCGAGTGAAACAACAGAGATCCGACCTGGCGCTGATTATCATCGATTACATCCAGCTCATGAGCGGAGACAATAAGATCCACCGGGCCCAGCAGATCTCTGACATTACCAGGGGTCTGAAGGCACTGGCCAAGGAGTTGAACCTGCCAGTGATCGCGCTGAGCCAGCTCAACCGTGACGTGGATAAACGTGACGACAAGCATCCCAGGCTTTCGGATCTCCGGGAGTCAGGATCGATCGAGCAGGACGCTGACCTGATCCTGTTTATCTACCGGGATGTGGTTTACAACGAGAACACCAAGCACAAGAAGGTGGCCGAGATCATCGTTGGCAAACAGCGCAACGGGCCCACCGGCACCGTGTTGATGTACTACTTCGGTGAGTACACGATGTTCGGGCAGATGGATGGCGATTCACAGCAGGAGTTCTGGCATGACCGACACCACGGCCGTAGTTCCAGAAAAAGAGACGAGTTCGACAACTTCTAAGCTACCGATCATCGCGCATAAGGGTGGTCTCGAACTGCTCGACGCGAAGTGGGAGCTGAACAGTGGTCGGACGGTCAAGTTCCGGTTGATCAGCACGTCTGATACACCGCTTGTTCTGCATCCGTTTGCCGATTTTGTACGACGCCGAGGTAACCGAGTTGGCACCAGGTTCTATGCCGCGATCACCAGGGTTGGTGAGGAGGTGGTGTACTTCAAAGGCGAGCTGATGCTGGCTGGTGGAGGTAATCCACTGGGCCAGGGGATGTGGGTCAGGTTCTGGATGGACGACGAGGAAGCCTCTCATCCATTCGCCGGCTGTGCCGGAAGGAGGCGCGATGAACCAGGTGATCTGTTTGAGGCGATGTTCGTCGAGCTGGATGACGACGACCAGCCGATCAACCAGGAGAAACGAGCCAGGTTGGAGCGGTCCAACGGCGCCAGGAAGGGCGGGCCATTATGCCGCTGGGCGGCAACCAGGAGCCACGACAAGCTGTTCCTTCAGTACTTGAGCGAGGAGGTTCCACTACCTGACCGTAAGCTACGGCCAGCGTCCTGGTGGTCCTCTGGTGATCATGTCGCCAGGTGGATCCGGTGGATCTGCGATATTGAATCGAGAGCCGACCTGGACAACAACGCAAAAGCAGGAGAGATATTTCATGAGCGAATCAGACGACCATACTCAGAGTGGCGAGGAACCGAGGAAGATTAGCGTCAGCAGGCACGAGAAAAACCTGCGTGAGCTGCGGTGCGTGGTGAGCATGCAGTACCCGGTCACCTTGCATCACTGCCATGGTGGATCGATGCTCGACCTGGGGCCGGGATTCCCGAACCCAGGGATGGCGGAGAAGAACAATCCGTTCTTGCAGATCCCGCTGTTGCTGAGGTATCACACCGGAAGCATGGCGATCGATGGATCGATGGGAGTAGAGACGTGGGAAGAAATTTTCGGCAAACAGGTCGATTTCCTCATCGAAGTCAATGGGCAACTAGAGTACGACATCTGGGAGCAAGCGATACTATGGAACAACGAGAACTCGAAGTTACCGGAAGTCAGAGCGGCCAGCTTGCTATCTTGAGACTGGAGCTGCCTTGGCCACCATCGGCCAATCACTACATCGGGCATCGGGTTGCCGGTACGGCGCCGAAGCAGTTCGTCCAGGTGTACCTGACCGGCAAGGCCAAGGAGTATCACCGCAACGTGCAGTCGATTGTGATGCGGGACAGGGCCGCGAAGCATTGGAGCTGCCCACTGAAGCTGTCGGTCTGGACGTATCCACCTGATCGCCGCAAGCGTGATACGTCGAATCTATTCAAGATGCTGGAGGACGCGCTTCAGAATGCTGGAGTGTTCGAGGACGACTACCAGATTGCTGAGCATCATGCCTGGCGAACAACTCATGTCGTCGATCAAGGAATGGTTGTGGTCGAGCTGGAACCTCTGGTAAAGTAGCGGTGTATCCCTCCATCGCTAATCGGAGCAGAGAAATGACGAGATTCTGGTAAGAAACCCCGGCGCGACCCGGTGGACATTCTGCTCCTGGACTGTACCCAACTCTCCAAAACGCTCGATGGTCATCCGGTCGCCCATACCCGAAGGGCCCTCATTGCGAGGGCCCTTTTTATTTACCAGCGGCGTTAGCTGTCGTCGTTTGGTTTGATGGGTAGTTCTAGGTCACCAGCTTCGAGTTCCAGGATCGGCTGTGAAGCGTTCACGCTGGTTAATTTTCCGTTGGACATCAGAACGCAGACCACCTCTTTGCTGGTCGAGCTGTACTTCTTGAGGTCGTCGAGTCGTGAGTGCTTCCATAGCACTAAATAGGTGGATCGACTGCTCAGTGGTCGGACTCGATCGGCATCGCGAACGAATATATCGCCGCCTTTGAGCTGTCCTGCGGTGTTGCGTGTTTGTCGTGGATCTATGGCTGTGATTTTCATGTTAAATCTCCTATGATTTTGCTGAGTTCCTCGATCTCCTCGTTTTGCTGTTCGCGCTTCTCGTGCCACAGGGCAGAGTCCTTGTGTTCGTTGATCTTGTCGCTGATCAGGTTGGTCAGGAAGGTCGGGTCCAGTGCGTCCAGCTCCCAGCTTTCCTCGCCATACAAATCGACGTAGCCAGAGAAGCGGCTGTCGGTCTGCTTGGCCGGGTTGGGCGGAGGTTCCTGGGATTCGATCTGGTCCATGTTCAGGGCGATACGCTCAACATTAACTGGGTCTTCGTCACCCAGGAACATCTCCAGGCGATCCTTGTTGTCGCGAGTCATGTCGATTCCAGATGGGTCATGGTCTCCCAGGTGCAGGATGGTCGTCACCTGATCGCGATTGTCCCAGTGATCCAGTATTCGACAATAGGATCGCCACTGCTCCGACTGCGACACGTAGCCACGACAGGCGAAGTACGGGACATCGTGAGGCTCGCAGATCTTGGAGATGACACCTACCAGGGCCTCCTTCTCTACCCAGACCTCGACGCGCTCAGGCTGGTTGGCCCACATATCGATCTCGTACTGATCGCGGATGACCTCGATGGCGCCGGCCGGGCTGTCGAAGTGGAAGTTCTTCTCCAGGTTCCTGGTGCGATCCTCGATGGCTTCCCAGTTCAGCAGGCCAGCGAGTCGAGCGTCGTTGATGATCGAGCCCATGCGCTTGTAGGATCGCATGGTGTTCTCGATCAGGCCCCTGGCGACGAACTGGTAGTAGAGCTGCCGCAACGTCAGGATGAAACCCTGGGCTCGGTACTCATTGATGATGTCGTTCGCTTCCTCGATGATCAGGAGCGAGCTTTCCTTGAAGTTCTTTGGAACGAATAGTTGTTTCATGATTGTTCCTCCTGTTCAGGATAGTTGGTAGTCAGCCAGGCGGAGATGCCTTGTGACCGAGCGTGATATGCGCAGCAGGTCGAGCCGTGCCAGTAGTATCCATCTGGCCCATGCCACTCACCGGACAAGGCGGCACCTGACCAGCGGTACATATACGACCATGATCCGACCAGGCGCTTGCGCTGTTCGGTGGTTAGAGTGCTTCGTGTCTCTGCCAGAAGGAGACGACAGAAAGTATGGTCGCTCATGATTTAATCTCCTTTGCTTCCAAGACCTTCCAGGTATCCAGGCAATCGTGTTGCTCCATACCGACGAGATCAAGGAAGGCATCAGCGACAGCGGCGTAGCGACTGTCGTGGCCGGAGCTGGTCCATTTCAGTGTTTGGCTAGTGGCGATGTGTATCAGCGTGACGTTAAATCTCATGATGCGCCTTCTCTTGCTTTGGCCAACCAGGTTCTGGCTGCCTTGGTGGATCCTTTCCGCCTGGCGATACCGCCGAACGAACTGAGACCTTTCTTCAATGTGATGCCGGCTGGACGCATGAACTGTTCCTCGTCCAGTGGTTTGGATCTCTCTACCAGGCCATGATTCTTGATCATGACGATGTGGAGTCTGCGTGAAGTCGGAACGACCAGGCACGTTTTTACATCGGAATACGTCGAGTAAAAGACGATTTGTGTTTCCATTTTCAACTCCTATTGCTGCACCCGAATGACCATTTTAACATTTTGACACCAAGATTGCCATCTAGCATAAATGACAGAAATGAAAAAAGGGGCCCGAAGGCCCCTTCTGGTGCGGGTACACCGGAGTTAAGCTGCTTCGGCCAGGCGCTTCCAATCGCCCTTCGGCAGCTCAATGATGTCGCCACCCAGGCGCTCGAACTCAGAGGCCCGGTCGTAGTCGTCCAGGTCTTCGGAAGAACGAGTGACAGCGGCATGCAAGCCGTAGCGCGTCAAGTCACCACCAGTGATCAGGTGCTTCAGCACTGAGTCACGCTCGCCATCGGTCCAGGAGAACCGTTTGCGGACTCGCTCGATGACCTCAATCGGAGAGTCTTCGATCTTGTCCTCGCTCGCATCACCCAATTTCTTGGCGATAGCCTCGAAACGGGCCTGCTCGAAGGCACCCTTGGTGATGTCCCTGGCTTGCCGCCACAGCGCCTCATCTGAGACCTCACGAGTCTTGTCAGACAACAGGGCATACACCTCGTCGGAGACATCAGCTCGTGTGCCGGCATGGTACTTCCTCATGGACGCACCGAAAGTGGCCAGGTTGGTGCAGGCTTTGGTCCAGATCGAGGTCTCGATCAGCATGGTCCCGGCGCCGATCTCAGAGTTCGAGATGGTAATGGCGGGAGAGACCGTATCGAAGATCGTGTGGCCTCCATCTCCCATGAACTTCCCGGTCGGGATGTCGAGCGTGATTCGCTCATCGACCGCTTTGAGATAGAATTTGCGATCGGTGATGTCGGCCGACAGGACGATAACACCCAGGTCGTTCAAGACAGGAAGCACGGCTTCCGCGAGATCCTCGTTCTCCATCGGTCGGAACCGATCAGAGAGCAGAGCCCGCATCTTGTCGTCCAGAACTCGAATCATCCGTGACTCGTTGCCGTGGTCCTGGAGCCAGCGGTTGATGCTGTCCATCAGAATATGCGGCGCATCAGCGAGCATGCGATCGTAATACTTCTTCGGGATCTCCAGGTAGCTGGCCATTTGACCGTGCGCGTAAGGAGTGATCGGGAACGAATCTTGTCCTTTAAGATTCATCACAACCTGCGGAAGCGTATCGACCGTCTCAACGACAGCAGACAACTTCTTCACAGGTGCGATGTAATCTCGCTTGGACTCAGCACGTCGCTCGATCTCCTGCGCCAGTTCAGTCAGTGACTTTCCAGTTTTCATGATTCAATCCTCCTATATGGACTGAGTTACGACCGGGATTCCGGCCAATTCACCGACAGTGATGCCGGCCTTTTCTTCCAGGGACTTGCCCTGAAACATGGTGTAGCCAGTACGCTTCTCGATCTCGACGTATTTGGCAAACAATTCAGGGCGCTGTCGTGCGCCGTGGTTGAGGTCGTTCGCACATCCCATGATGCAGAAGACGCAGCTCAGGCGCTCGTTCTCCTGGTAGGCCCAGTGAGGCGCTTGGTGTGACTTATCGATGCGATCGAAAACCTCCTCGGTGGTCCAATCGAAAATCGGCATCCAGTCATATACTTTGCGACCAGCTTTCGAGAGTAGCTTGTTCAAAGTGAATGGATTTTTCTTGGCGCGAGCTGAAGACTCCTCGGCGCGGATCCCGGTGCAGTTGAGTGCCAGGGTTTTGCCACGAGCTTTCAGATCGTTGCGGATAAACTTATGGATGGGGTCGCGCTTCAGGTCGCTGGTGCATTGGCGATAGGCCGCTGAAGGCCAGGACGGAGCATCAGGACGATTCTTGAATCGTTTTTCAACCATCTCCAGGAGCGTCTTACCAGCACGGACCACATTCAACGGATGTCGCGGTTCGATCGTATCTTCGATGTGGCTGATGACGCCTTTCCACTCGACTTCACCCAGGTCAGCGTGGACCACGACGATCTGGTCGGCGGGAATCATGGTGTGGCGAGTGAGGTGTAGATACATAGCCTGGCTGTCTTTGCCGGCGCTGTGAGACACGTAGAAGATCGCGCCTCGGTCGATGAGATTCTGGATCTGGTCTTGCATGTGTAACTCCGATCTAACTGTACCCTAGTGACGATTAGGCCACAATGACCACAGCATTGCAACTATTGCGGGCAATAAAAAAGGGGCCCGAAGGCCCCTGGGGTGGTGTTTCTGAGATCTAGTAGCGCAAAAGTCGGACAAATTTTCCGTTTTTCAGGATTCTCACACTCTTTCTGATCTCGAATGACAGGGCCCGGCCAGCGGCTATTGCGAGCATCAAGCTCGGGTATTCTGTCGGCTTATCAGCGATCGTAAACATCCTCGTTATCCTCCAGGCCGAGGTTCTGCTTGATGTCGCGGACGGTGGCCTTGATGCCGCCGCGCTTATTGACAACATACGCGCAGACGACGAGATCGACAGTGACGTAGATCACAGCTATGGCACAAAGTACATTCATGGGTTTCTCCTGGTTGATTTACTGTACCCAGATGAGACAATACATTCCTGACAGCAGCATTGCAAGGATATGAAAACAATTCGAGGGATCATAATTGCAGAGTGGATGTCATTTCGGGTGCCGAAAGAGATGTTCACCAGCAATGACTTCGGGATTACGAGGTTAGAGACAGCCAGGAAACTACTCGACCAGCACATTGGTCTGAAGGTTGATGACATGGCATCGATGCAGGTCGTCCCGGCTGGCAACGCGATTGAGGTCCGATTGAGAGCGAGATGAACACGAGAAACGTGAAAGTATTCCGCCCTTGCGGTTATCATATGACGCATCCGACGCACCCTCGGTGGCGCGGTTGCGGCTGCCGGGAAATAATGGAGCGTGTAGTTGAGCGCAATAGCAGAGACAATTTCGTTCGAGCCCCACAATACGAGGGGCTGGCCTAGAACGAAAAAGCAACTGGAGTTCGCCCTTCAGGTAGTCCAGTTTGGTTATCCGCCATTCAGGGCGATGATGAACGCCGGCTACACCAGGAACACGGCCAAGGTGGAATCGCACAAACTTGCGAAGAAGCTGAGGCCGTTTTTCGTTTTCCTCCAGGAAAAGAAGAACCAACTGGCGGAGGCGCACTACGATGTCACCAACACCCGTATCCTGAGCGAGATGTCAGCGATCGGCCTCCAGAATATCAAGGACTACGTTCGGATCGTGACGATCAGCGGTAAGCTCCGAGAGATCGGAAAGCCGATCAGTGACCTGACCAACCAGCAGGCCCTGGCGGTATCGTCCTGGAGCAAGCAACTGATCAAGACCGACGATGGCGAGGAGTTCGATTACCAATACGTGCTTCACGACAAAGCCGGCGCCCTGGTAAACCTGGGTAAGCACCTCGGCATGTTCAGTGAGAAGCTGATGCTCGATCTCAATATGCGCCGAGACAAGGCAGATGCGATCGATTTCAGCGCCATGCCACAGAACGACCTGGAAATGGTCATCGAGACGCTTCGGGGGTTTCAGGAGAAGGCAGCCAAGGCCAGGGTAATCGAGGGTCAATCTCACAGAATAGATTGAGATCTTCGTCACATTATCGTAGTCTATCGATAGGAGGGTACGGTCATCATGAGTAAATTCAGTCAATGGATCGCAGTAGCGTTTTCGAGCTGGTACACCTGGCTGATCTACGCGGCCAACACACCGGCCGGTACCGAAGCGCAAGCTGACCTGGTTTCGTGGATCGCGCATCTATTCCTGCTCGTCGCCTTGAGCATGTTTTCGTTGAAAGACAGCTTCCTGGTCCATCTCAGCCCGAAGAACCACGTTCTCAAAGCGGGTGGAGATATCAATATCTTGCTTCAGGTGTTTCTGTTGGTCGTGACAAATCATTGGTGGCTGGCGTTTGTTCGAGCTGCGGCTGAGATCCTAGCCAAGTACCTCGTGAGCGAGGCGCGCAAAAACGAAATGATCGTCAACTGTGGCGCCACCCTCGGTAGGAACTATGACCGGTCCTAAGCGCAGGCAGACACCGCACGAGATCCACGAAAGGTGGCTGGCCTGGCGGAGAAAGATGATCGAGGAAACACTTCCAGAGGTGTGCGCCTGCTACCTGGGGAAAACATTCGTGAGGTCAGGTGGCTCGTGTAAGGATTGCACGGTCTGTCCTGGTTGCGAGCAGCACATCAAAAACATATTCTGGCTCGTCCATGATCAGTCGTGCCAGGCGCTTAAAGACTTGAGGGAGATACTACGATGCCGATGACAAAAGACTGTGTTGATTTCACCATATCGCTGAACATGATGACCGGGATCAGCTACAACCTGGTATCGAAAGATCAAGCCGAGATGCGTCGGCGCACGGAGCGCCTCCGAACAATTCTGGAGCTGAAGCCGGCGATCGAGAAGAAGATCATGGCTGAGATCTGTTATGCGCTCGGCTACGATGACCAGACATTGAGCGTCAAGCTCACTGAGCGTAGAGTGGCTCGGGAAGCAGCCGAAGTCGCTGAAGCAGAGGGGCGAGCAGCGAAGCAAGCGGTCAGGGATGGACTGCCGCAACCGTCGCCACCACCTGCGATTGGTGAAGTGCACCCAGACGACAAGGAAGAAATGTGAGACTCTGGTTCGGGGCGCATAACGGAAAGGATCTCAAGGATGTCCCTGACGATTATTTGGTGTGGCTGGTTGAAAGAACCCAGCCACCAACGACAACTCACAACCTGACAGATGCTCAGAAAAAACAGGTCCGTGAAAAATGGAAGGACTTGCTGAGCGCGGCGGAGGATGAGATCTTTGAAAGACAAGAAAATAATCCTGCTTGACGATAACGGTGTCGCTAGTCTCGATATCCAGCGACTGAAGAAGGAGATGGCAGACCAGGAGCCAGTGAGCCACAATCTTATGCCTGAACAGATTGTGAAGATCACCTTGAGTCAGTTGAAACAGGCAGTTGAAGATCTTGAAAACAACAAGGTATCGTCTATTTTTATGGTCAAGATAGGCAGACACACAAACGGCCTGATGAGAGGTGAAGTCACGGTGTCAATAGCTCCAAACGAAGCAGAAAATGTTCAGTACCTTGTCAACGCGACTCTCAATAATTTACCACCGGAGGGCGCAGGATGAAGATCGGCCGAATTGAACTATCGACTGAACTGTTGGAACAGATCCTGACTGCCGGTCAGAACGATTACGTGACCACGGACTGTCCGAATGACGTGAAGATCGTGAAGGTATTTCAGACTGACGAGGACCAGGCCAATCATCGAGTCCAGATTGTCTTGGAGAGCGAGGAAGCTGACTGGCCGATTATGCCCCTTATGGGTGAGATACCGTTCGTTGGTCCTTTCACGTACACTGTCGAACATCCTGACGAGGATGAGTCGCCGCCACCGACTGAGGGGAAATCCAATGGGTGATACCAGGGGCAAAGGCTTTGAAACGCCAACGACCGAGCATCCAGCTTACGAGCCTTGCACTGAAATGGGCGAGGTTCCCGAAAAAGATCCAGGCAAACACCTGACCAAGATGAAGCGGTTGAGCGGCTCGACGCCGGCCAGCTCGCAGAAGGTCAGAGAGTTCCCATCTCACTGAGGTAAGAGGTGGCGCTATGCCTAGAAGCAGATCAGCGAAAGGTGCGTGTCGTGCGGATCCAGACTCGACTGCATGCAAGGCACAGGAGAGGCTTCAAAAAAAGTCCAGGCTCGGGAGAAGTTACTACGGTGAGGAGTTGAATGTAGAGCCGGCCTACGTCGAGAAAGTACCGGAGAAGGTTCGCAAACAGATGAGGCGGAAAGATATCTGATTTTGGAGTGAGGCATGCCAAGCAGATCTAACAGAGAGCAACGAGGAAAGCCGGTGAGCCATGGCGCACCGCTCAGTACACCAGCTCCAAGCAGTACTCGTGACAAGGCGCGAGCAGAGAGGTTGGCCAAGAAGCCGACAGCGGCCGAACGCCGGGCAGCGATCAAGGCGCTCGAAGATTCAGCCAGGGCTGAGAAGCCTGCGGACACCAAGACACGATCGCCCAAGCCGACACCAATCAGAACGATCGGTAAACCTGGTCGCTCGACCTACGAGACGATCAAGACTCGCGACCCTGACGTTGGCAAAGCGATCGATGAAGCGGAGGGTGTTGAACCCGAAAAGGAGTAAGGGATGATCGTGATTAAGAACATAGGGGCCGAGAACTTTGAGCTTGTGTCGCATCTGAATCTGGAGGCACCTGGTTGCCGACTGGCAGGTTCACCGTCGCAGACGCCGATGAAACTGTTGCCTGGTGAGGAAATTTGCATCACTAACTATGAGCCTGGCGTCAGCTACAGTATACGGCCGGTAGAAAACCCGGACGTTCCACGCAGTCTGGTTTAGAGGACTGACCATGTGCAGCGAAGCGGCCGTAATAGTCTTGATCGTGCTGACCTGCGTAGTCGGGGTTGCCTATATGGCGTGGCTTGGTAATCGTAAGTACTGGTGACGAAGGACTGACGTGAACAGGAGATTGTTTTTTCAGGGACTCGCGGCTGCCGTAGCCACGGTGGCCATCTCGATTCGTATGGCGCCGAAGTTTCTGCCTGACTCGCTTCGAGGTGGCACCTGGCGCTATGAGCAGGCGACCGAGAAATACTTCTATGGTCTCGACAAGGCCGAGCCCTGGAACGTACAGATCTTCGAGCAGACTGATTTCCACGATCCTGAGTCATGGATGCAAATCACTCCTGAAGAACTGGGGAAACGGGCCTCAGAGTCGCTGGTCAAGATTATTCGTGCGACTGAGATAGCTCGTCGGCCACCGAAATTCAAAATCTGTGGGCCCAATACTCTGAACTGGCCTGACGCTGATTACATCTCTCACGAGACACTCGTGGAATGCGGAGTGGATCCGGACAACGATGAGGAAATGGAGGCCCTGTCGATCATCGCGATGAGCCAGGGTATGGCCGCATACCAGGTAGTAGGACATGGCTCGTTGGCCGATGGTGCCTATGTGAATAATCCAGGTATGCAGGAAATTGAGAGAGATTTCTACTGGGTGCCGAGAGTCCACACCACAAAAGAGGAGCTGTTTCAACACGGTTAGGATGAATCGATGCTGACGATCGAAGGGCACTGCACGTATGATCGGGCTCTCTCTTACGAGCGAGTGTTCCTGTTCACCTGCGATGGTGGTCGCACGTTCGCGGTGATCAGTTCCAGTGATGGCAAAATATGGGGTTTATACCTGGTCGTCAGCGACGAAGAATACGAGACTTGGGCGAACTACTTTTGCAGATGAACAGGGGTTGGAGTAATGAGCGAAAAATGTTCACATCCGAGGGATGTGTTGGTATCGAACGCGCACAGTCGCATGGAATTGCGATGTGGTATCTGCGACGACAAGCTGGCCCACGAGGATCATGAAGGCGAGATCCATGGCAGCGAGCCCTACCAGGAGAAGCTGCTGACTCTCATGAACCCGAAGGACGATCAAGCTGCGTGAATAGACGAGGATTCATCAGCAGGATGTTCGCGGCTGCCGGCGCAGTAGTTGCCGGCAACGCTGTGGCCGACACTCCGAACTTGGCCCCAATCAAGTTCGAGGGCTCGAAGATCCCATACGATGAGATGGACTTCACACCAGGACCATGGATCGAGGTCGCGGACGCAAAGAACGCGATGCTGTATGACGATTTGCATGCACCGTTAGCGCCTGTGTTTCACGATGGGGCCCGCAAGGGAAATGCAATTGTTACCAGAGCTGAGTTCAGAAAGATATTGGCCGACAGTTTGAACAAAGCGTTCAGCGATCAATACGCGAATGAACCAGGAGATCTGAGGGAGTTATTCAATGACGAGGACACGGAAATCTAAGAAGGGAAACATCAATAAAATGGATAACGGATTGAAAGAACTGAGGGAACTAGAGCTTCGCCTTAAATACAAGGCGCACCAGGCCCAGAACTGCATCACAGCAGCCAAGTCAGCCGACGAACGCACAGCCTGGACCCACTCCCACAATGCCTTCAGCGAGATACTGATGGAAGTGCGCTCGCGTATCGAGAGGCTGGAGGGATGAAGCATAAAGATCTCCGACCGTGCGCTAACTGCGGTAAAGGGGTAATGCATGCGGGCAATCCGATCTTTTACCGGGTCAAGGTCGAGACGTTCGGTGTTGATTGCAACGCTGTGCAACGCCAAGCTGGCCTGGAGATGATGCTTGGTGGTCACGCTGGTCTAGCGAACGTGATGGGGCCAGACGACGATATGGCCTCACTGGTCTGTGAAAACATCAGAATCTTTTGTTCATCCTGCATGCTGGATGTCAATGTTGGTCATTTTCTGGAGGGAGACTGATGAGTGAGATGAATAGAAGGCACTTTTTGAAAGTATCGGGAGCCTTCGCGTCAGTACCGCTGCTCCCAACAGAGCCGTTGCCAGTTCTCCAACACGACACCAGAGAAGTAGTAATCGATGGTTTGGTAATTGGCACTTCTATCGGTATTTTCAATGCAGACACGATGGATGTGTTTTTTTTGGGCAAGGTTGCAGGCCATGGTCCTGTCACTGTCGAACTACCTGATGAGGATGATGTGCCGATACTCATCAGAGCGCGGCATAGAAATTACCATCAGATTGAACTGCCGGCAGTCACCATCAGTGATGTCCTCCAAGTTCATCTCCAGCAGGTTGTTGATCCATTGATCCAATGAGGGAACGATACATTATTCGCAGGAAGCAAGGTCCCAAGGCGATCGAGTACTGGACAGGCACAAACTGGTCAACGATGAGATCCCTGGCCAAGTCCTATCATGCCTTTGAGGCTCGTGAGGTCATCGAGAAACGATTCTGGCGCCAGGCGCCCATGCCACACCTGGTAGACAACCTGAAGCTGAGAGCGAGCGTTACAGATGGATAGGAGGAACCAATGAGTAATCACACACAGAAAGAAGTACTTGAGTGGGTTCGCACTACCTTTGGTGAGTCGTTCCTGAATGATCGCGAACGTGCCCTCCGTTTCATTGAGGAGTCTATCGAGCTGGTACAGGCGATTGGCTTAACCTCGTCCGATGTCGTATCGATCTTGCATCACGTTTACGGTCGTCCGGTAGGCGACTACTCAAAGGAAATGGGCGGAGTGATGATTACCCTGGAGGCAATGGCAGAGCATCTGGGTGTTGATCTTAACCGGCAAAGCTGCCTGGAGTGGGCTCGTGTTAATGACTTACCACAATCGCACTTCGATGCTGCATCAGAGCGAAAGCAACAAGCTGGTGTTTGCAACGTCCAGGACCCCAAAGAAGCGTAAGTTTTGGTAAGTTGAGGTAAGGTGGAGTGAGGAAGGGCCTGATGGAGTGCTGCCAGTGTAGATTGCAGTGGTACGACCGCCCTGGACACTATGCGACATACAAACACTGCCCCAGGTGCTTCAGCCTCTACTGGATCTGGATCACCTACCAAGGTCGGAACTTAGAAAACTGTGAGGGAACTTAGAATATGAACAGCTTCATCGCGAATACTAAGCAGGAGATGAGAGGTCACCTGCAAACGGCGGTACAGCGCCGCATAGAGCTGCACGAGAGCCAATCCAGTGCTGCTCGGGCCTGGGGTGTGCCTCAGTCCACAATCAATGAGATCGTCAAAGGGAAAGCCAAGTGGTCCACCGAGTATCTGCTTGGCCTGCTGATGCGGGATGGCCTGACGATCAAGGTGGAGCTGACATAATGGAAACCTGGTATAGACTCGACGGTGGAGTGCGTTGGGGCATGGAAGATAACTTCATGATAGCGGTCGAGGTCACTCGCCACACTGACAAGACGATCTGGCTGAAGTGCCGTGACGGTAGTGAGCGTCGAACCAAGATCAAGTCGAGCTGGGAATCATACTATCCGACCTTCGAGGAAGCGGTGGCCAAGGTGAGCAGCGTCCTTCAGAACGAGGTGGAGGAGGACAAGGATGCGTTGAAGGCATCTCAGGAACGCCTTCAGTTGTTCAGTAACTGGCTTCGGAGGAGATATTGGAATGAGGATGATCACCGATTACCTGGTAGTGACTGCCATCAACGCCGCAGTCCTGGCTGAAGCGGTGTACGAGAATATCACTGAAGGCTGGCAACCGATCGGCGGCATCTGCCTGGTCTACGAACGGAACATTCACCGGGAGCTGGGCCCGAACGACAAGAACCTGCCGAACGACTTCGAGCATTACGCTCAGGCCATGGTGAGGTACGCAGAATGAAGCCGGCGATCGGCAAGGTCATCGAGCCCAGCACTCCAGCAGATCTGGGCGAGGCAGCCCTGGAGGACGCATGTGAGGCTCTGTTGGCGCTGAAGCTGAATCTATGCACATTGCCTATGGAGCTGGTCATCAGCTCAGGCCATTACATGCCAGTTCAGGAGGTGCATGACTTGGCCAACAAGTTCGGCCTGAGTGTGGCTGTGAACGGGCTCTACGATGAGGACGAGTGGGCGGTTCACGATGGCAGGGACGGTCAGAGGAGAACTACTTATTGGAACCCTGGATTTGAACAGTAAGCTGTCAGCACTTCACTGTGGGGTGAGAAACATGGACAAGATGAGTACTTACGATGTGGTCGCGGCCGATGATAAAGCAGTGTTCGTCGCCGCAGTCAATGCAGCAATAGGTAACGGGTGGCAGCCAGTCGGAGCGGTTTCCTTAACTGTTCACGAGCAAGGCGGAGGAGGTGGGCCGATTATCAGTCATTATGCTCAGGCCATGGGCAAGGACTGGGAGCGAGTGCCGCCGTATCCATACACAGGGTAGAAGTGAAAGATGCTGGATTACGATATGATTCCTTACCACGAGTGGCCGATGTGCCCGATACCTGGTTGCATGAATCGTATTTGCCTGTTGCTGAACTCGAAGTACTGCTATCCGCACACCAAGGGCGACAAGTCCTGGGACGAGCTGCTGGCGGAAATTAACGAGGAGCAGGTTGATGCTTGAATACTTCCTGGTGATCTGCATGTTCACAGTCACCGACAAAGTAGTACACTGTGCCGAGCCGCTGGAGCGACGTGGCCCCTACCCGAGCGAGCAGTTGTGCGTTGAAGCCAACCAGGCCCTGGGACTGGAGCTGGGTCTGGATCAACGAGCGAACGCATACATCGCGATGTGTGACGCTATCTACCGGGACAAGATCTATGCCACTGACAGCAAAGGGCGAGAAGATCAAACGAGCCATGGTGAAGCAGTACGGCTCTGACAAGGGCGAGTCTGTCTTCTACGCCAGTCAGAACAAGGGCACCATCAAGGGCACTCACAAGGTAAGCCGGCGAAAGGACGAGAAACGTGGATGAGAGCCCGCAGCTTCGAGCATTGCACATGATCAAAGCGAGCCAGACGATCCTGAAGATCTTCCAATCTCCATGCATCCAGCATGCGCCGATCATGCGTCCGCATACATACGTCTACCTGCGTGTTGGGAAACGAGCGGTTCCACTGGGCGTCATCTTCACTGAATGGCCACCGAGCATCAATCGACTGCGTTTCACAGGCAACAAGGGAGGTGATGAGGTCGTCGAGATCGGCACCTTTGAGATTTTGTACTCCGCTGCCGGTGATGAGATAGGTCGAGCTGTCCTGGTCAACGAGCGGTGGTGCTGGAACACTATGCTGGCAAAGCACAAGGGGCTCAGCGCCGGCAATCTGTGATGAGCGAATGACGTGGCAGCGGAAGCCTTACAAGTCCAGGAAGCAGTCCAGAAGCAGCTCACCCAGGCACAGGCTGAGTTCTATCGTCGAGATCTGAGGCAGTTCGTCAAGGCTGGCTGGCCACTGGTCGAGCCCAAGACATTCAAGAACAACTGGCACCTCGATGCCATCTGCGATCACCTGGCCTACGTCACGTTCGGTGACATCCGCAACCTGATGATCAACATTCCACCCAGGCAGACCAAGAGCCTGGTTGGCAGTGTGCTGTGGCCAGTGTGGGAGTGGCTCCTGGATCCAACGGTGCAGTTCCTGTGCGCCTCTTACTCCCAGGAGCTGGCGATACGTGATGCGGTCAAGTCCAGGCGCCTGATCGAGTCAGCCTGGTTCCGCGAGCGATACGGCGATGCCTTCTACCTGGACCCGGCCGACAACAGGAAGCACCGCTACGTAAACAACCATGGCGGGCACCGGATCTCGACCTCGATGCTGGGCAAGGCCACAGGCGAGGGAGGCGATAAGCTCTGCATAGATGACCCTCACAACATGAAGGACGTGTATTCGGATAAGATGCGATACTCGACCTTATCTGCCTGGGACAACTCTCTGCGGTCACGCCTCAATGACCCAACCACCGGGCAGAAGATCTTGATCGGACAGCGATCTCACGATGCAGATCTGTTCGGCCACATCCTCGCTACCGAGGACGAGCGGTGGGAAGTCCTGATGCTGCCGATGTCCTACGATCCACCCAGGCACTGCGTCACGTTCTTCAATAAGGGCAAGGGGCACCAGGTAGACAAGGGCCCGATATTCGAGGATCCCAGGAAGAAGAAAGGCGAGATGCTGAACCCGCAACGCTTCGGCAAGGATGAGCGTGATGCGGAAGTTAAGGCCATGGCGAAGCGGGACTACTCAGCCCAGTTCGACCAAGACCCGACATCAGGTGGTGGCCTGATCCTGAAGAAGAAGTGGTGGCGCCAGTGGTGTTTCCCCGAGGATCACCCGCAGGCCGGGAAGCCGATGCCACACCCAGAGTTCTTCGAGGTCATTTCGATCTATGACACCGCGTTCGAGACCGAGGAGGAACATGACTTCTCCGCCAGGATCACAGCCGGCCTGTTCGAGTACTCGCCCAGCGGCCGGGAGCAGGACACCGAGGTTCATGCACTGCTGATCGAGCGCATGAATGAGCGCCTGGAGTTCCCCGACCTGAAGACCGAGGCGATCGGCCATAACGTCGAGTACCATCCTGACTGGACCTTGATCGAGAAGAAGGCCAGCGGGCACTCACTGAGACAGGAGCTTCGCAGGGCCGGCATCTCGACCAGGGCAGTGGATCCAGGCAGCAAGGACAAGATCTTCAGGGCCCACATGGTCGCGCAGATCATGAAGGATGGCCGGCTCTGGTACATCCCCAGGAACTGGGCCTACGAGGTCATCAATCAGTGCGCCAAGTTCCCGACCGGCGATCACGATGACCTGGTGGACTGCGTGGTGATGCTGCTGGCCTACATCCGCCGCATGGGATTGATAGAATTACCAGACGACGAAAAGGATGACGAGCTGTCGTTATTCAAACTGCCACCGAGGAAGTTCTATGGCGCGTAACCTTGACAACGTAAAGGATCTGCCGACCGGCAAGTACGACGCCGAGCGGACATTGAGGCGCGTTCTTCAGATGGCAGAGCGCGGCGACATTACTGACGTGATTATCATCACCAATGATCGCGACGAGGAAGAAGACAGCTATACTCTCGACTGTGCCTGGTCGGACATGGAGAAGCGTGACATCCTGTGGATGCAGCGATGGTTCAATAGCTGGCTCAACAAACGGTACTTCGGAGACTTTCACGGAGATGACTGATGATGTAGCATTCGGCTGCCGCCTCTGAGGAGAGCATTATGCTTGGTCTTGAACTGTACGATCTATCGGTAGGATTTGGCGCAGCACTGGTGCTGGTGAATCTGTTCCCGAGCCTGAGCAAAGTAGGCGCAGGCATTATCAAGGGAGCGGTCGGCTCATACACCTGGGCCAAGAACAAAATCAGCGGCTGATGTCCAATAAAGGATCACGAACCAGGGACATCGGATTACCCGAACCCTGGTTCGTGAAAAAGCGGTCGCAGAGTCGCAAGCGGAACAAACTTTCAAGGAAGGCCAGAAAGAGGAACCGCAAATGAAAGAGTGGCGTGGAGTTAATCTGAAGAAGACAACGACCTGGGTGATCCTTGCGTTTCTCGCGTTGTGGGTCTGGGCGCTCTTGCACGAAGATGCCGGCGCATCAGAGACCATCATGCGATTGGCGCCGGAGACCATGTTCGTCGCCGGTAACAAGTACAACGGCTCAGCCCTATCACTGGTTGAGCGATTCCAGGGCAAGTACGATGTTGGCATTGGGATCTACACTGAGTTGCAATGCCGCGATCAGTTGGACTGTCCACGAGGTAACGGCTCGACCAACATCGGCATCCATGTGAAGCGTGTGATCCAGGTGAGCTGGTTCGAGATCGGTCTTGGTGGCGCCTATTGGAAGAACCAGGGCCCAGCTTGGGACAGCAACCTGACCTTTGCGTTGCACCTCGGGGTGCACACTCCAGAGAGGTGGTGGGCATTCATGCCCGATCAGATCCTGTGGGAACACAACAGCACCGGAGGCAGTTCCGAGAGTAACGGCGGACTTGACTATCCATCGCTCGGTTGGGTCTTTCGGATGAAGTGATGACAACGCTGTAACGACGCATTAGACTCTCAGCATCTTCGCCGCCCACGGAGATAAGGCCATCATGGCAGTTCGAGCAGATCTACTTTCCACGATGAAGCCGATGCCGACCTTCACGGAAACCGAGCAGGTTACCGAGAAGAACGTCATCAGGCACAACGAAGATGGCACCATCTCGATCATCCCCAAGGACGAGATGGAAGGCTACGCGGACATCGACCATGAGGATGCGACTCCTGAAGGTTGGAACGAGAACTTAGCCGAAGAACTGACTCCACAAGAACGCATTCTCATTGCGGATGAGCTGATCGAGTACTACGAGATCGATGAGCAGGTCCGTGAGGAACACTTCGAGCGTCTCCGTGATGGCCTTGAGCTACTCGGCCTGCGAGACACACCCGCTTCTGACGTACCATTCGCTGGCGCCAGTACAGTCCAGCACCCACTAATTGCCGAGGCCATGACCCAGTTCCAGGCCAGGGCGATCGAAGAAATGTTCCCGCCCCAGGGCCCGGTGAAGGCATTCATCATGGGAGAGGCGACCGATGAGAGGGTAGAACAAGGCGAGCGCCTAGCCGATTACATGAACTACCAGATGACTGAGGCAGACGAGGAGTATTTCTGGTCCACGGATCAGATGCTGTTCTACCTGCCGATGTCTGGCTCGGCCTTCAAGAAGGTCTATATCGATCCCATCACCGGTATGACAACCAGCAGGTTCGTCACAGCCGAGGACTTCATCGTTCCTTACCATGCCAGGACGTTGCGGAATGCTCCTCGGTACTGCCACAAGTACGAGATGCCGGAGAATGATGTCTACCGGGCCCAGGTGGCGGGCTCTTTCATTGAGGATGCCAGGCTGGTGCCGACACCACAGATCCTGGTTGATAAGAATGTCAGTTTCTCCCGATACGACATGGAGGACGTGGCCGACGATCGCAGTCCGCAGCAGCATTACGACGACACGATCTACACGATGCTGGAATACCACATCGATTACCGCATGCCCTGGGATGAAGACTCAGACATCGCGCCTCCGTACATCGTCACGGTGGAGGCAGAGTCTCGCGAGGTCATGGCAGTACGGCGCAACTGGAAACACGATGACGACACGATGCAGAAACGCATCTGGTTCACTCATTACAAGTATCTCCCTGGCCTTGGCTTTTACGGTTTTGGACTTCTACACATAATTGGCTCACTAGCGAAAGCAGCCAGTGGCGGCATCCGTGCCCTACTCGACAGCGCAGCAGTGGCAAACTTACAAGGTGGGTTCAAGTCGAAAGAAGCGAAGATCGCCGGGGAGATACGCTTTACTCCTGGTGAATGGATCGATGTCGATATGTCGGCCGACGAGTTGGAGAAGGCTTTCTTCAACCTGCCAGTGAAGGAGCCATCGACTGCCCTGGCAACATTGGTCACGACCTTGGTAGAGGAGGGCCGGCGCTTCGCGACCACCACCGAGAACATGGTCGGTGACGCCTCCAACACTGGCCCGGTGGGTACGACACTGGCCTTGATCGAACAGGGCTCGAAGGTTTTCTCTGGCATCCATAAGCGCATGCACGTCGCTGCCAGGCAAGAGTTCAAGATGATGTCCATGCTGAACTACGAGTTCATGGACGTGGACGAGTATCCCTACGAGGTCCAGGGCGAGGAGCGCAAGATTCTCAAGCAGGACTTCGATGGTCGAGTCGATATCATCCCGGTGTCGGATCCGAACATCTGGTCGAGTGTGCAGCGTATCGCGCAGAACCAGGCTGTTATGGAGATGGTCACTAGCGATCCAGAGCTGTACCCGAAGAAGGTGCGCAGGAAGATCCATCGTCGAATGTTTGAAGCTCTGCGCATCCCCGACATCGATCAGCTCATGCCAGATGAGAAAGATGCGCCGCTGGATCCAGTGAGCGAGAACATGGGATTCATGGTTGGCGCAGGTGCGGTCGCCTATCCGAACCAGGAACACGAAGCTCACATCGCCGTGCATATGAACTTCGCCCAGCAGATGGCCGGCGAGAATGCCGAGATGTTCTCCGCCATGGAACCAGTGATCCAGGCGCACATGATGGAGCATAAGGCGTACTTGTATCGGCAGCAGATCGAGGCCCAGTTGGGTACGCAACTCCCATACATTGACCTGGACAATCCCGAGGACAACGAGGATCTGCCAGAAGAACTGGAGCAACTGATCAGCCAGGCAGTGGCCAAGAAGCTCAGACCTCCGCCACCGCCAGCCCCGAGCCCTGAAGAACAAGCTGAACAGGATGAGCGGCAACGCGAGGACGATGAGCGTGATGCTGAGGTTATCGCGAAGATTGAACGCGGTCGGGCAGAGAGTGCGGCCGGCATCGAGCGCGAGGAGGAGGAGTCAGAGGCAGAGCAAAAGCGCAAGGATCGAGAATCGAAACTCGAAGACAAGCGCAAGGATCGAGAATCAACAGCCGAGGTTCGCCGCCTGGATCGGAAGGCTAGGGCCCAGGCCACTTTTGGCAAGGGCCCAGTGAGTGTGCCGACAAGCACCAGCAGCAAGAAGCGGAAGAAGAAACGTGCCAGTAGCAAGTCCTAAAGAGGTCCGAGCTGCGAGAGCGTTCCTGTTTAACCAGGGCGTCAAAGCGGGTGATATTCCGCCACGCAAGTTTGCCAACTCAGCGAAGGAACTGAACATGGGATTTCGATCCTTGCTTAGATTGATCTCGCGGTTATACTTGGGCGGACAAGCACAATCTCAGTTTCGTATGCGAGTGATCGCGGCCGAGGCTGACAAATCGTAACGGCTACGCTCCAGGGCCATAAGTCTGGAGCAGGTGTGAGGAGATCGATCATGACTACGTACCAAGCACCGCCGAAACCTAAAGCCGACAAAACTGCTAGTCGAAGTGCCAGCAAGGTCGGCAGCCCTGGTAAGAAGGGGCAGCATCACGTTTCCGGAGCGATGGGCAAGCACCAAAGCACCGGTAGTGGTTCTGAAGGTGCGAGCGGTAAAGGCAGCTACTGATGCATACCGGAGGCTCAAAACCTGCCGGCCAGCGTCACATGACCAAGAAGCCGCACAAAAAGGGCGGTGTTGCTAGAAGCACCATGGGCATGGGCAAGGTAACCCCGAAAGCCAGTGGTGCAATGGGTAAGCACCAGCGGACAGGGACCGGCGAGGGCCGCTAACCGACAACACCACGCAAAGCGGAGAAGGAAATGTCTGCACTGAGGATGGCAGAACTGATCCTGAATAGGACAAAGGCGCGGGTTACTGAAAATCACGTCCACATGGACAAGGGTGCTGGTATTGAGCAGTACAATCGCCTGGTTGGAAAGAACCAGGAGCTGAGGTGGATTCAGGATTTGACTCGCGAGTTTTTACAGCAAGTCGAAGGAGAGGAAGCGGAAGATGACTGACGCGGAACAGGAAGTAGCGCAAATCGAGGAACGGATCCCGAATTTGCTGGAAGGGTTTGAAGCGAAGGAGTATCCGACCGAGGTGGATCTGTGGCGCATTGCGGTGCAGATTCCAGAGCCGCCAGAGATGTCAGAGGGCGGCATTGCCATGCCGAAGGAGTATAGGGAGAACAAGGAGTTCTCGAATTACATTGGCATGGTCAGAGCGATGGGACCGCTTTGTTATCAAGCGGTTACTCGATCCGGACTTGACTTGTCGAAAGCGAAGAAGTGCAAGGTTGGCGACTGGGTTCAGTTCGGAAAACATGACGGTGAAAAGTTTCGGACCATGGATGACACTCTCTGGGTGGTCTTGTCCGACACGCAAATCATCGGCGTAGTCAAACATCCAGAAGTGTTCGACTGCATGTGGATGTAACGAGGGAATTGCCAACGAACGGCTAACGAGTACAATCAACGACGAAAATCTGTTGCGGATTATGGAGAGCGAAGGATGGCTAACAAGCAACAGGATAAGATCGAATATGATTTCGAGGATCTGCGAAGGAATGAAGATCCGGTACCAGGAAACATACTCGGTCAGCTCGGGCTCGAAGATGAGGATTTAACCGAGAGCGAGCGTCATGACGACAAAAGCGGCAATGAAGCCGATGATGAACAGGACGATACGGAGATCCTGGGAAAAGATCTGGACGATGACGACACGGAGTACGATCCGGTCAAGATGACCAGGGCGATGCGGAAGCGCCTGTTGGATGTTCAGAGAAAAGCAACTCGATCAATAGCCGAAGCAAAGGATGAAGCCGGCGCGACTATCTCCAAGCTGGAGAAGCGCATCGATGAGCTTGAACGGTCTGGAAAGACCGATGCACTCGAAGGTGAGTTCGCTGACAAGATCGTGGAGCTGGAAGCTGCGATTGAAGTGCAGATGGAGAAAGGCGATAGCAAGGAAGTTATCAGACTCACGACCGAGCTTGCCGAAGTAACAGCGGATAAGCGCGTCAAGCGTTCGGAGCTGGAAGCCCAACACGAAGAACCGGATGACCTGGATGATCAGCCTGTGACGCTGATTCCCAGGGCTCAAGAATGGATCGACGAACAGGATTGGTGGGACGACCCGGACTATGCCCATATCAGGGGATACGTTCGGAGAGCAGACATGGCCTTGCAGAAAAAAGGCTATCGCCCCTCTGATGACGAGTTCTACGAGCAGCTTGAGACCCTGGTGGAGAAGAAGTATCCAGGTGTGGTCGAGATGACCATGGAGGATCTTGACGAGGAGGAGGAAGAAGATCTCGACGAGGATAAGGAAGGTGAGTTCGAGGATGTTCCATCAAAGAGATCTCGTCGAAAGGCCGCACGGAGCAAGAAGAAAGCTGGCCGGCGCAGGAGAAGTCCGGTGTCTGTCGGTGATGAATCTGGGATCGGTCGATCAAGGAAGAAGCGAGTGGCGAAGAAAACCAAGACACTCAGTAGAGCCAGGATTGCGAACATGAGGATTTTCGGGATGGATCCTGAAGACCCATCGCACGTTGAGTCGTATATAGAAGGAATTGACTGATGAACGATTCCAGGCAAGCTGCCAGAGATAACGTCGAGAGGCGTCGAGTCGAGAGCAGCCAGGGGAAGAAAGCCGGCAAGGGATCTGCTAAAAACGCGCCCGAGCAGTTGGTGCACGGAGATGAAAAGGTTCAACAGGAGAACACAGATCGGGAAACGGATGACTTATACGACACGGAGGGTGATAACGAAATAACGGAGTGGCGCAGACATAGCGATTTGGACGCGCCACCGGCCAGGGCAGGCTATGTAAACCGGTTCATTCGGATACGTCTGGGAGCCGTGAGGGATACGTCCAATCTGAGAAATAAACTTCGAGAAGGATGGAGGCCGGTTAAGGCATCAAGCGTGACCGACCGTTCACTGCCGACCATCAATATCGACCAGTTTGGAGATGTCATCGGCGTAGAGGATTTAATCCTGTGCGAGATGCGCGAGGATTTGCACCTGCAACGCAAAGAGTATTACGGCGCGAAGAAGCAGAGGCAAAACCAAGCCATCGAGCGACAACTACGTAACGTGTCACGTACTGATGCTGAAGGTTTCGGCCCGATACAGCAGACGAGGCGCACTCAGGTTTCAGCGACACCACCAAGACAAGTGGAGGTCGCTGATGATGATTAGGAGGTATCCGAATGAACGTAGACCGACCGGCTGGCCTATTGGCCTCCCGACACGGTGCAGGCGGAACTCCCCACAGATTCGGTGCATATGAGATAGCGAGCGGTCTCGCTCAAGATCTCTTTGCAGGTGATCCGGTTGTCCTGATTGGCACAGGGCGCCGTATCACTATCGCAACGGCCGGCGATGCAAACCTCATAACCGGGGTTTTCGCTGGTGTTCGATACGTTGATGCTAACGGGGAAGTTCAGTTCAGGCCCAGGTGGCCGAGCGGCACCGTAGCAGAAGGGATCCAGACAGGTGAGGATCCTGAAGCCCTCGTATATGACGATCCAGGACAGGAGTTCGTCATACAAGTCAGCGCAGTAGCCGGCTTGGTAGTAGCGAATGTTGGCAACATGGCCAATTTTGTTGCTGGTGCGGGGAACGCATTCACAGGCCGATCGGCCTTCCAGTTAGATCAAACGACTCTCGCGACTGCCTCCAAGCAGCTTCGTATCCTTGGTCTCGCTCGGCAGCTCGATAATAGCTATGGTCAGTTCGCGAAGGCTCGCGTCATGATCAATAACCACAGCTACGGCCAACTAGCCTCAGCGGGAGTTTGAATCATGGCTATGAATCGATCCGACTTTCGCAAGCAGCTCCAAGAAGGGCTGAACGCCGTATTCGGAATGGAGTACAAGCGATATCCAGAGGAGTGGCGCGAAATCTTCGACATCGAGCGATCGATGAAAGCATTCGAGGAAGACGTGTTGCTGGCTGGGTTCGATGGTGCACCAGTCAAGCCGGAAGGCGAAGGCATTGCCTACGACAGCGGGGCAGAGAGTTACGTTGCCCGGTACACTCATGAGACGATCGCTCTGGCGTTCGCCATCACTGAGGAAGCCGAGGAAGATGGACTCTACGGCTCGCTTGGTAACAAGTACGCTCGCGCTCTGGCGCGGTCGCACCAGCACACCAAGGAAGTCAAAGGCGCGAACATTCTCAACAACGGACATGACGCCTTGTTCAAAGGCGGCGACGGTGTTCCGTTATTCTCAGCAGCCCATCCGCAATTTGGCGGTGGTGTTCAGTCGAACGTACTGGCCACACCTGCCGATCTCGCGGAGGCGTCACTTGAGCAGGCGGCGGTTGATATCTCCGAGTTCGATGACGATCGAGGCATCCCGATTGCAGCGCAGATCACGAAACTGGTTCTCCCAACGGAGCTTCAGTTCGTAGGAACGCGGATCTTGATGTCGCCGTATCGCACGAACACTGGCGATAACGACATCAACGCTATCTACACGCTCGGCACGGTTGGCGATGGATTCTGTGTGAATCATCGTCTGACTGATCCGGATCAGTGGACACTCAAGACTGACTGCCCAGATGGCATGAAGCACATGCTGCGTAAGAAGATCTCTCGTGGTATCGAAGGCGACTTCGAGACCGGGAATCTTCGTTACAAAGCTCGCGAGCGGTACAGCTTCGGCTGGTCCGACTGGCGCGGTGCTTTCGGCACACCTGGCGGCGCGTAAGACAGCACGTCATCTCGACTGAGGACGTGAGGACTCCCCGGAATTATCCGGGGAGTTCTTTCCGCTAAATTAACGAGGCATGGAAGCCTCTGCCCTGGAGGGCTGTTAAATGAGCAGACATACAATTTCCCATGCAGATGAAACCTTTTCTGGAGCTGGCGTAGCGTTCGCATTGAACAATGCAAAGCGCGGCGTTTCAGTTCAACTCCTTCACCGGCTGATTATCGCAAACGCGATCATCGGTGACCCGAACGGCTTGGTCATTGCGACTGCTGCCGCCCTTGGCGATGTTGCCATGGATGGTGTCCTGGCTTCCGGTGGCACCGCTATTCTCGACGTTGCTCGCGGCCTGGTAATCGATAGCTCAAGTGCGGGCGACACCACGCAGACGGTGACCTTCACCGGTACTGACATTGCCGGCCAGGCGATCACCGAAGACATCGCACTGAACGGCGTAACGGCTGTAAATGGCCTGAAAGCGTTCAAGACGGTTTTGACCATCACGATCGACATCGTGACAGCGGGCAACTTGACCATCGGCACGACCGATGTGCTGGGGCTCGACGTGCGGTTGCTGAATCTTTTCGACAGACTGCACCTGCTTGTCGGTTCAACGGGTGCGGCCGATGCCGGAACCCTGGTTGTGGCCGATCAGACTCTCCCCGTAACGAACACCACTGGTGATCGTCGAGGAACCTACGATCCTGCTGTCGCTCTCGACGGTGTTGAAGACATCGTTCTGGTTTACGTTGGCGACATGACATCGGATGCTTATGGCAATTCGGCCAGAGCCTAATCGTAGGTGACCCGAAGGAGGGTTTGATATGAGACCAATCCTTTACGAGCTGGGGCCCTACGGGGCTGCTGATGCGGTCGCTATTGCGGTCGCACAACAGGCAGTAGCCAACCAGTCGTTGGCCCTGGTCGGCGTTGCAGGTGATGTCAATGATCCGTTTTTGCAGGATGTTCCTCGAACTGTCCTCCTGACATTCGTGGCCGGTAATCTCAGCGCGGCAGTCGCGGAAGATGGCGGTGCCTTCGTTGACGAGACTGCTGAGGCCAACAGTGCAGCAGCCAACGATATGACGCTATTCCCGGCCGTTCCGGTAGCCGGCGTCGATCGTTACAACTTTGGTTCTGATGCACGGTTTCCCAGCATCGATGTCAATGTCGGCACGGTAGGCACTGGTACCTACACGGTGATCTGGGAGTACTGGAACGGAAGTGTCTGGGGCCCACTTGGCGCACTTGCAGATGGGACCACGAACTTCAAGACCGGTGGAACCAACACGGTATCGTTCGGCATTCCAACGGATTGGGCGACACTCACCATCAACGGGCAGGGCCCGTTTTTCTATATCCGGGCCGAGATCCAGGCTGGTACCGTCACGGCTGTTCCGGTAGGCACCCAGGCATTCGTTGCTGGAGCTGCTACCGGAAACCGGTTTGTGATTCATGGTGCCGGCCACAAGGGTAACGAGATCTACGAATCAATCACTGGTGGCGCGACCACCGCTGAAAGTGCTGGTGTGTTCTCGAAGATCTACTCGATCACGCCAGAGAACAACCTGGGCGGTGATGTCACCGCTGGCACGGTAGATGCTGTCCCTACTCCCTGGGTGCCTTTGAATTACATCGTTCCGGACTTCAACGCGACGATCAGGTTGCAAGTTATCGGAACGGTGGTGACTGGTGCGTTGCTGCAATCTACCATCGATCAATTGGGATTCAACAACAGAGACCCAATTCGCGGAGGCCACCATGGCTCTGTGTTCGATATCGTGAATCCGATTGTCAGTATTGATGACATCACCAACGAGGTTCTGGGCGCTGCCACCGTGATAACGGATACGGCGCTTCAGGGTCAATTGCCAAGACCGGTAACGGCTGTCAGAGCATTGTCCCAGGAGGCTATAGGCGCAGGCGAGCTGCTGCGCTTGCAAGTCCTCCAGGGCATTTATGGGAGATAAGCATGGCCACAACGGGAACGTATATCTCGGACCCGAACCTGGCCGCTTATGCTGACGAGGCAGTTGAGAGGTCTGGGCTCGATCTTCAAGAGATCGTGTCTCAGCATCTCATCTCGATTCGTCGTTCGGTCGGTTTCATCCTGTCGAGGTGGTCCAACAAGGGCCATCGTCAGTGGACCTTTGAACAGGTCGATCACCCAACTGCTATCGATGAGAACTTCTTTAATCTACCGGTAGGCACGATCGATGTTCAGACCGTGGTGCTGCGTCGTAATGGTGTGGACACGGAGATGTATCCGATCTCCAGGTCGGACTACCTGATCATCCATGACAAGAACTTGAACGGTCGGCCGGATCGATACTTCATCGATCGTCGTCGAGACACTCCTGCCGATACCCTGGCTGTGCAGATGTTCTACTGGCTCAGCGGTGAGAACACCACTGACCGGATCATCGTCAACGTCTACAAGCAGATCCAGGATCCAGGTAACGCGCAAAACACGCTCGACATCCCCTTCAGATTCCAGGAGGCGTTCGTGTCTGCCCTGGCAGCGAAGCTGGCTCAGAAGTACAAGCCAGAGCGATTCTCTGATCTGGTGACAGAATCCGAAGTGCTGTTCAAGGAAGCCGACGACGAGGACCACGAGAGCGCACCAATGGTTATATCGGTCAACTACGATCGGTTCTACGGGAGACGATAGTGGCAAGCAGATCTAGTTTATCGGAGCGCGGGAAGCCTTCTGGCACGTTGAATCGAGTATTCACACCGAAGGTGACCGCATCCCAAGGCAAGTCCTCGCCGGCAGGCAGAGGAGGCATCAGTGGCGGTTTGACCGCGATGACCAAACCGACTCCGGTGTTGAATACCGGGGCTCAACCTGGTGCCATAGCGAGCAGTGGATTGTCATTGCCACCGAATACGCCGCAGGTTGGCGGTAACATCGGTACGAATCCTGTTACCGCTCCGACATTGCGTAGGGCCAGGCGCCCAACGCGGTATCCGCAGGGTAGATAGCAGTGGCTCAGCAAGCATATGCCAAAGGGAAGTGGGCGCTCGGAGAGTGTGCGAGATCCGGTCGGAAGATGCTGCTGAAGCACATGATTGCGGATGGCTACTATCCGAATCTGATCGTCGATCCCGAATGGTATGAGCCCAAGCATCCGCAGGAGTCTCTGCCCTCACTGAAGGATCCGACTGCGCTGTATCGTCCATCACCCGAGCGAGATCTATCCGGTGCCACCGTAAGACTGGGAACGCAGCATGCGATGCATACCGGTTACGAACTGGGCATGCCGGAATTTTCGATCGAGATCGGGATGGAATTTGTCGAATCAGGGCCGGTTGTCTCGGTAGATGATCCAGTCATCATTGATGTCGATATACCAGGCACCGATACAGTTGCCGGTGATCTGGCGGTGTTGTTTGTCTTCTCCGAGAATGTCGCTCAACCGATTCAACCAAAGGCAAACAGTTCAGGTTTCATCAGGGTCCTCGATGTTCAATCTGCTGCTCGTCTTGCAATGAGCATGGGCGGCATGATCATGTGGAAGAAGGTCACGGCTGCTGACCTGGGCGCGACCAAGACGATCCGGTTCTTCTCGAACCCAGCCGGCCTGACCAGGGCCTGGATATGGACCTTCAGGAATGCCAACACCGATGATCCGGTCGAGAACGTGTTCGTCAATTTCATCGATAATTACACTGCGGTCGGAGTTGCTGGCAGTGATCACAGCTTCCTCATGCCAGCTCCAGTGCCAACCAGTGGCATACCGAATGGCGGCGTCATCATGGGTTGGTTGAGCGATACCGTAGTGACCTTCGTTGATGCTCGTCAGACAGCGCAAGCCAGCAGAGAGATACTCGATGTCGGGTTTGGCACTGTGGTTGTGCAGTTTCAGCCAACGGGTGCTGATCCTGTGGTCAACAACCTGATGTCATTCCGGACACTGACCGAGACTGGCGCAGGAGCGTTCTTTACTGCTGTTGCGTCATCGTTCTTGCAGCACGATTGGAACAGTACCGGCTCGATTACCGATGCCATCAGGGAGAGCGGCATCGTCGAGGAGCATGGTTTCGACTTCAGCGTGAACCTGACTGCCGGAGTGCCCTACGTTTACGCGCTGACGGTCAAAAGGACCAGCGATGTCACCGGAGTCAATCCAGTGTCGGTGCTGGTTCGAGTTGATGATGGAACCAATCCTGCATTCGGTGAGTGGTTCACTCTTTTCGCCAACCTGGTGGCCGGTGGGCCAGTGGCGACAGTGGGTGTGGGATTCAGTGACGTGTCCTACAGCGCGATCCTTCAGGCCAGCGTCCTGGTGTGCAGGTTCACGCCGACCGTCACCGGCAGTCACACCTTCGAGATCAGGACTGCCACCTCTGGAACAACGCTGACTCACTCACCGATACCGGTGGTGAGCCCTGACAAATCATTGCAGGTGATCAACCAGGTCTTGACCCAGGACGCGAAGCTCAGGACCCTGGATCCATCGGTGGGCAGTCAACTGACCGACCTGGAGAACACCTTCAGTGAGCTGCTATCTGTTCCAGCCGCTGGGCGCGGGTATTTCTCCTTTGCGCTGTCGTTCAAAGGAGTGTCTGGCGCGGTGAGACGACAGGTCGGCGTCAATCGGTTCCTGGATAGAGCTGTCGATACCGATCGGCCTGAGTTCTCCAGCGGATCGCCGGCCAATCCGACCATGACAGCGCCGCTCGCGACACCGTATGAAGCGTATTTCCCAGGAGCCTACGGTGCACAGACAGGCACCGACGAGAACTTCGTGTTGCTGGATCAGCCAAAGCGTCTCGGCAAGCACTTCGTCGAGATTGTCATCGAGGCCGGTGGTGTTGCTGGTGATCCTTCGCCGGCAGGCGTGACACCTCCATTGATATCAGTCGGGATTACTGGTGTCGATGTACGGTCTGGTGGCGCGGATGCAGGGTCACAAATTCAGTCATGGGGCTATCGAAGTGATGGGCAGCATACTGATCAAACGATCAATACCACACCGTCTGATCCGTGGTTTCCTACTTCACAGCCAGTCGCAGGAACCGAGGTCGTGTACTCGATGGCGGTGGATTTTGATAATGGCTACTGCTGGTTGTACATCGATGGCGTCTTTGCCGGCGACCTGATGTTCGGCAGAGCAGGTAGCGGTGGTAACAACGTCGCCATCGGCCCTGATCTTAATCGCTACTTCTCGCCCTACGTCAAAAGTTGGGACAACCAGACGCCGAGACCGGCCAAGATCACCTTCAGAGTTCTGGAGTCTCAGTTCTCGGCCGTGTTTGCCAGGACCGAGATCTTCAAGGGCGGCTTCTTGCCCTGGGATGTTGGTCCATCAGGATTTACGCCTGGTGTTTTCGATGAGAACGTGAATGGCTGGAACATCTACTACGATTCCAACCAGGGAGATAGCAACTTTGTCTTTACCGAATGGCCATCGTTGGTGTCTTTATCTCAGGGGCCCACTTCGGTTGGCGCCTGGAGCAACGCACTGGTCGATGGCATTGGCCGGTACACTGGCAAAGTTTTCTGGGAAGTCACCATCACCACGATCGGTGTCGAGTCTCGTATCGGTTTCACCTCTGCATTCACTGGCCAGGTGGAGGTCGGTATTGGCGCTCAGGGTCTTGCCAACCAGGTTGCGTTCGCAATTCAGAATAACGGCGCCTTGCATGGCCTGAGCGGGATCACGACCACTTTCACGACTGGCGATGTAATGGGTATGGCTCTGGACATCGACGGTCAGACGCTTGAAGTATTCAAGAACGGAGTCTCCCAGGGAACTGATGTTTCGTTGACGAATATGTATCCGGGTATGGCCTGGATTCCCAATGTGTCGTTTGAGACTACCGGCACCGCAGGGGCCATGTCGATCAACCTGGGCGAGACAGCCTTCGCCTTCACTATTCCTTCTGGATTCACCAGTTACCGCGACTCGTATGCGCTACCTCCAGCGACCAAGTGGTTGGAAGGCACTGTGGCTGGATCTGGTTTTTCTCAGAGAACACCGACAGTCAGCGGCAGCGCACTCAATGGCAGCGCGTTGACTGTTGATGCAACCGGTTTGATCTTGACCGATACATTGCTTGGCTCGGGCCCGGCTCCCGCTCTGGCCAGTGGTTTTGGTCGAAAACGTGGCAGGTGGTATTGGGAAATCACCATCGACGCTATCGGAACTGGCCTACTGAACGATGTCTCTGTCGGTCTTGGCCTGATCACCAATATCAAATCTGTGAACCGAGTCGGAGAGACTTCTGGATCCGCTTCGTATCACGCCGATGGCGTCACCAGGACTGCGTTCACGATCAATTTGGTCAGCCAGCCTGCGTACACGACCGGAGACGTTATCAGTGTCATGCTCGACATGGTTGGCATGTTCGTGACCTTCATGAAGAACGGTGTGATGACCGACCAGCTTGGATTGAATGGTAATGGCAATCCAGGGCAGTCAGGAACGTACCCGAGCTTCCCGTATCGATCGGTAGGAACAGACACGACGCGGCCGGGTGTCACTATGGGGCTGTCGGGCGATGCTGTTCAGATGACAGCAAACTTTGGCGCCAGTGCTTTCCTGCATGCTGATAAACTTCCCAAGGGATACTTCGCTTACGATGACATGACACAGGTGAATCCGTTATGAGTACCAGTCTATCGCTCACCTACAACCAACTGATCGCCGCTCTCCAAGACTGGATGGAGGACGACAGTACGGAGTTCCTTACCAATCAGCAGACCATCGTTGCGCTTGGTGAGAGTCGTCTTTCCACGGATCTTAATTTCGAGATCTTCGATCGAGTCGTCACCGGGCCGCTGACAGTCGGTGCGTTTATTCAGCCCATCAAACCAACAACCTGGCAGGGCAGCAGATCCCTGCATATACGGGATGTCGGTGGGACCGGACTGCGGCGCTTCCTGGAACGCAGGAGCTACGAGTACTGTCTGGACTTCCAGCCCGATGAGTCAGCCACCGCTGAGCCGATCTATTGGTCTGAGTTTACCGAGACCGATGTGTTCGTGGTGCCAGCTCCAGCATTGGCGCATGGATTCGAGTTGCGTCAGATACAAAGTCCAACCGCATTGACGGTGGCCAATCAGACTTCCTGGATTGGCACGAATGCCGGCGACCTGCTTCTGTATGCCTGCTTGATCGCGAGTGAGCATTTCCTGAAAGCCGATCCGATAGATGTCGAGGCTTGGAAGACCACTTATGCTGAGAAGATGCCGGCCAGGAAGCTCGAACTCAGGCGTCAGTGGCGGGCTGATTACAGTCCGGTCAAGAATGCGGCCAGGACAATGGAAGATAAAGCATGAGCATCATCGCCGGCACCAACTTCCAGTTCCTTCGGGATCAGCTATTCAACGGGATCCACAATGTCGAGATCGATGCTCTGCGCTTCGCGATGTATACGACCTTGGCCAACATCGATGTGAAGACAGCGAACCTCCAGTCGGCGCTGACGAACGAACTGGTGGGCTCGGGCTATGTAGCTGGAGGATTCCTGCTTGCCCAGACCGTCATCTATACGCCTGGTGGCGCAGACAGGCCGGTGATGGACCTGGCCGACATTGTTATTCCAGGAGCTGTTTGGGGAATCGTCAACGATGCAGCGCAGGGCGCTGTCATCTATAACACCACAGCCGGCGCCCAGGCAAGCAAGATCATGTGGATAATCAACTTCGGATCTCCGGTCGCCGTTGACGGTGGAACGCTGACGATTAAATTTCCAGATCCAACCAATCCTGCGCTCGCCATCGTGCGGTCGTCGGGCTAAATGAGAGAATCATGGCAGACACCTTTACAGCATTACTCAGGTTGGTCCTCCAGGAGACTGGCGGCAACAACAACGTCTGGGGCGGTATCAATAATGCCAGTGCCATCAATTTGCTTGAGGAAGGTCTGGCTGGCGTATTCGATGCGGATGTGAGTTCGGCCGATCTGGTATTGACGACAGCGAACGGTGCGTCCGACCAGGCCAGGAATATGTTCCTGAAGATCACCGGCAATCCAGGTGTGGCCAGGAACATCACGGTGCCGAGTACGCAGAAGCTCTACATCGTGTCGAATGAAACGAGCCCTGGGTTCGATGTGACCGTAAAGACCTCTGCCGGCAGTGGCATTGTCGTTCCATCTGGAAACAGGACGGTCCTGTACGTTGATTCGGTGCTTAATGATGTCTTCGATGCGGTCGGTGTACCCGCGATCGTTGCCGACTCTCTCGCCCTGGGTGGCTTCCTGGCCGCGCTGTATCCTCGTCTGGCGGCAAACAACCTGTTCACGGCAGGTCAGTCAGTGAATGAGATCGTGATCGCGAGCGGGCCAACACCGACTCCTGATGCAGCCCTGGGTAACGTCTTCAGTTTTCGGCCAACGGTAGGATTCACGTTTGCCAAGCCGGTCAATCCATTGTCAGGTCAGACGATGAATATCATCATCGAGATTGCCGGAGGCAGTGGCGGCACGTTCGGTGTTGGTTACGTGTGGACAACCGGAACGATCCCGGTGATCCCTGGTGTCGCTACTGAGAAGTGGTTGATCAGTCTTCAGTACGATAACGTCGATGATGTCTGGATAGGCAGCGCCCTGGAGAATGTCAGCTAATGACTTTCCCGACGCAATTTGTCGCGAAGCAGCAAACGGTGTTACTGACGCCGAAGCTGGTCGTGATCTCTGCGAACGTCAAGAACCCGGATATCTTTTCCCTGGCAGGCAGTCCATCTGGCGCGACCGCACTGACAGTTCAAATCAATGCGGGAGTAGAAGTTACCAGCTTAGGTGTTCAGACAGCTCTGGATTTCGGTTTGAGCTTCGAGTCCAACAGCACGTTTGTATTGAACATACTGGCAGCCGGTCTTGTTCTTGGCCATGGCGGTCAAGGCGGAGCAGGAACGACTTGTATTGATAATGGTGATGGCACATCGAGCTGTGGCAGTGCTGCACCTGGCGGAAATGGCGGTCATGCCATTCAGGCCGATCGAGCCATTACGATTGATAATCTTGGAGAGATCCGTGGTGGCGGCGGTGGTGGCGGCGGTGGCGGCTGTGCCGCTAATTCGCTTGGTGCCAACGGTTGGGGCGGCGGCGGTGGTGGCGGTGTCGGTAGCGATCCAGGATTGGGCGGAACAGGGCCGGCGACAGCGGGTGATGGCACAGCAGGCAATTCCGTAAGACCCGTTGGCACACCAGGAGTGGGCGGAAGCGGGGTCTCATTTGGCGGTAACGGTGCCGGTGGCGGAGACTGGGCGGTTGCCGGATCAAAGGGAACCACACCGTCAGGACCAGGTGGAACTGAGGAGTGTATTACGACAGGCCGGAACGGCGGAGATCCAGGCGCGGCTGTTCTCCTGTCAGCAGGAACCACGACTTTCGTTACTACCGGAACAATCAGCGGGAGCGTTTCGTAATGTCCAGGCTGCCTCTCGTTGAGATCCCCAATAATCCAGGCATCCTGACTGAAGCTACCGATCGTAGCGCGAAGGGCAGGTACAAGGATGGCAACAAGATTCGCTTCAGCCAGTTGTTGGCCCAGAAGCTGGGTGGCTGGGTGGTCAATTCGCTTGGCCAGACTGTCGTTGGCATCGACGAGGAAGCCAGCCAGGACGTAATCGCGAGCGGCACCTACATCGCGACTGCGACCACGATCAATCTGGCAACAGCCGTGACCTGTCTGGATGCAGATCCGGTGTGGCTGTTTGACGATTCCCTGGTAGGTGGTCTTGGTGGTCGTACCGTAAATGATGCGGGCGCATTAGCGGGCGCATTCGTTTTCGATTTGAGCGCGGCCATCACTGCCTCGGCCGGCGATGCATTCATCATCGATTACCCGGAGGAGTTCGCAGGCGGCGCCAACGTCATCGGCGGTGGTGTCGTCGAGTCCATCAGTATTCAGATCTCGTCCACGCTCAACACGTACCTGCGGGCTGGCAGTAAAGTTCGGGTGTTGACTGACTCGGGTGAGCAGATCACTGAACTTGCAGCGAACCACACCGCTGGGGCGACCACGCTGACCTTGAGAGACCCTCTGATCGATGCTGTGCAGGTCGCCACACCGAATGTATTCGTCTATGCGACCGATTCATTTATCCAATCCAACACCCAGGGTATCGTCATCAGGTTCCTGGCAGGCGCTGTAGCGGCAGCGACACAGGTGATATTGACCGAAGCTCTGCCGGAAGATTCAGACACGCTGAACGTGGATGTCAGACCTTTCCAGGCGACTGCCTGCAATGGCAATCAAACTGCCACCACGGCCCTGGTAATTACTCCTGCGGCTGCTTTTGGCATCACCTCGATCACGCCTTTCCCGGATGGCCTGGTGATCCTGCCGGCAAACGATCTTGACGAGACTCGGTTCAAAGGATTTTCTCGGGCGCTGATCGATTGGAGCAGTCTCGATCAACAGAAGTGGGCCGCGATTGGAACTGACCTGAAGCTGTACCTGGTCAACAACAACACCTTATTCGATATCACGCCGATCAGAGTCCAGGGCGGATTACTGGATCCATTTACGACCAGTGTGACCGGCGCGTTTGATCCGAACTTGTCCGGAGATCCCACTTACGTCCAGGTCACCGATGTCGCGCATGGTGTCCAGGTCGGAAACTTCGTCCGCTTTACCGGGGCAATAGCGGTCGGTGGCATTACGATCAGCGGTGAGTTTCAGGTGATCACGGTCACCGATGAAGATACCTATGTGATCCGAAACCCTACGCCAGCGACCTCCTCAGCGACCGGAGGTGGCGCTGTCACGTTCGAGTACGAGATCGATATTGGTGCTGCCGGAAACATCACGGTTCAAGGTTATGGCACCGGTACGTATGGAACCGGACCTTACGGCCAGGGAGATCCTGCTGGCGGGATCTTGCAGACGCTGAGAACCTGGTCGCTCGATAATTTCGGTGAAGACCTGCTTGCTTCACCGAACGGCGAGGAACTGTATTTCTGGGATCGCACCAACGGTCCATCAACTCGTGCCGTACTTGCTCCGCAGGCGCCCAAGACCATCCAGCGGATGCTGATCTCTCCAGAGGCCAGGCATATCGTCGCCTTTGGCGCGGGAACCGGATCAGCCTCGATACCCGGAGATCCAGATAAACTGCTCATCAGGTGGGCAAGCTCTGAAAGTACGATCGACTGGATCCCGACCACGATCAACACGGCCGGCGATCTACGCCTCGATGTCGGATCTGAAATCATCACGGCAGTCGAATCTCGTGGAGATATTATCGTTTTTACCGATGAGTCGCTGCATGCGCTCCAGTTCATTGGTGGAGTTTTGGTCTTCGGGCTCAGGCACCTGGGTCAGAGCGTTACTATCATCGGCGCGAACGCCGCTGTGGATGTGAATGGTGTGGTCTACTTCATGGGCACCGATGACTTCCTGACCTACGATGGTGTCCTGCGAGTCATGGATTGCGATGTCCGAAATCGTATCTTCGATGACCTCAACTTGGCTCAGGGACAGAAGGTCTATGCCGGCGTCAATAAATTATTCACCGAGATCTGGTGGCTCTACCCGAGCGCCACGTCAGAGACCAACGATCGGTACGTGAAATATAACTACGATGACAACGTGTGGGACTTCGGAACCATCGAGCGCACAGCTTTCCATGACAGCTCGCAATTCCTAGATAAGAAGCCGTATGCCACCTTCAGTGGTCTGATCTTTCAGCACGAGGTTGGCGTCGATGATACCGACGAGAACAATGTCCTGTTGCCGATGCTGTCATTCATCGAGACCTGGGACACTGAAATCGATGATGCCGGGAACAGGGTCATGCACATCGGAGAACTGATTCCTGATTTTACGAGACTGACTGGAAGCATCGACTTTACCCTGAAGGGACGACAGTACCCACAGGCGCCAACGCAGAAGATCAAAGGTCCGTTCAACATACTTCCAACAACTACACGTCAGCCTGTACGCATGCGAGCGAGGCAGGTCGCGCTGAGGATCGAGTCAAACGATCTTGGTGATGACTGGCGTATGGGCACCTGGCGGGCCGGCGTGAAACCGCATGGAAGGAGGGGTGGTGGCTAAACCTTCATTACCGCAATTCGAGAGGGACTACGACTCCTACAAAATGAGGCAGCTCGTTGATGAGCTGAATCGTTGGGTTGAGACCGTCGAATCCGGTGAGTCGGGCGCCGGAGGAGGATCACCGGTAACGGGTGTGCATAATGATCTGTCTGGCCTTGGCGCTCCTAATGCTCATCCGATTTCGTCGATCTCGTCATTACAAAGTCTTCTTGATGCGAAAGCTAACCAGGCAGCCCTTGATGCGCTGGAGGTAACCGTCGATGGCAATTCTTTCAACATTGCAGCGTTGGATATCCGGGTTACTGACAATGAAGCAGAGCTTGTTGATCATGAGACACGAATCACGATACTGGAGTCAGAAACCGTGGCGACTTTAGCCCAGAGAGTCGATGATACGACTTCATCGACCATCTTTTATTTTGGTGAAGCCTTACCAGGCCAACTGAACAGCAATGCAACCTGGAGAATCCAGAGAATCACGTTCATTACGCCTGGCGAGGATGACGTGGAAATCGAGTGGGCTGATGGCAATAGCAATTTCGATAATGTCTGGAACAACAGGTTGGCGTTAGTTTACTCGTAGGAGAGAGCGATGTTTTACAGAGGCAGAGAACTGAGGCGTTTGTGGGAAATTGAGGTCTATGATGGAGATCCCAACAAGAAGAAACCGAAGACTCACACAGAAACCGTGATCGCCTGGAATGCAGTCGATGCGATCCGAAAGTGCGGAGCGATGAAGGCGGCGAAACAGCCGGTTGATCTTGGATACGTTATGAAAGACAAGGGAGAGGCGATCCTGAAGATCGAGGATACTGCTGGCCCGACCGACGAAGAAGTGACGCCAACGATTGAAAATCAGGAGGACAGCTTCTAACTGGACTGGACACTATGCCTACTTGGAGAGTTGATTTTAATCACGGAGCTGATGAGGGTGGTTTGTCGTTCACCGTAGACAGCAACGAGATAGCGTTGTATCCGAATTTCGATTCGGACATGCTGTCGTATGGGCCGCGAAAGCAGATACACGCAGAGCGTCAGTGGCTTGAACATATGATGAGGGAAGAACCAGACCCTCTGATCGGATGGTTCCTATCAACGAAAGGGCCCGGTGCACTCAACACGCTAAGACTTCGTGCTGGAGCGAGCATTATCGCATCTGGCATTGACGGTGAGTTCGATACTGCGACCAATGAGTTTCGCACCGCATCGGTGGCGTTAAGCAATGCGCGTATGGGCAAACTGGTCGAGGTCACGGCTGTCAATGATCCGCCGTTAGTGAGGGGATTCTACCGTCTGGACACACGAGTTACGGGAAATCGTGCGGTGGTCGATGGGGTTTTGCCTATAAATGCTATTGATCTGACTTTCAACCTGCGTGAGCCTGCGGAGGCTCTTGTGGTCCTAACCGACTTGAACCCGGTGTGATATGGCCCTCTCCGTAGCAGACAACAATAAAGTGCAGATCAATAGCTGCAATGCCTTGGATGCATCGCGGTTCAATATCGGTGTGGGCGTGAACAATCCGAACACGGCCGACACCGCGATCTTCGCGGAAGGAACTGCTTCATGGCGGGCTCGTGTTACTGGTACGGGTGTCGGTGGTGTTGGTGATGACTTCGGTGGCTCTACCAACATCGAAGGCAAGCACATCATGTGCTGGGGGAGATCACTTGATGTGGTTGCGGTCACTGATGGGTGGCGACTTCGATGGGCCGCATCAGCCAATGGGTTGAGTACTCACCTTGTTTTCTCGGCTGGTGGGCTTGACACTGTTCGGAGTGTATTTAAGGGATTCTTTAATTTTTGCGTCGATCCGTTGGGCGTGAATAAAGTCGCTAACGGCGCTCCGCCTACGTTAGCAACAGCCAGGTCATTCGCGCTTGAAGCGGATCATCAATCAGCGTCATCTCGTGACACGTTCTTTATCGATGAGATCAAGGTGATGAGCGGCATCACGGTTACCGGTGGTGCTGCTGTACCTCGTGGCGCTCCTGAGATTGCAGCCAACGATGCGACCAACGGCCGAGGCACGTTCATTGATATCAATGGTGTCTTCTACATTCTCGGTGATGTCGTCATCGGAGATGTGACTGCTGCAACCAACAGCACCTTCGAGGACGGTAACAATGTCTGGGTTTTCCAGGCTGGTTCTATGTCTGCGTCTTTCCATCGACTGACATTTATTGGCGGTACAGGAACGAATGCAGCCACCTTTGGGACATTGGTAGGTAGTGGCATTACTGCTGTCGGTGTCTCCGGGAACACTTTCCTTTCTGCCGGCCTGGTGCCATTCAGTGTCGTTTGTGAAGATGCGGATATAGCCGTTGCTTTCTATGGCTGTTCTTTGCTCGGACCGCCTGCCTTGATGGTGGAGAATTTTCGAGAAGTCCTGCTTGATAACGGTACAGTCTTTAGCGATCAGACAATAGATGCAGTTCGTAACACTCCGAATGCCACGAATTTCCTCATCCAACCGGCAAGCGTCAACCAGGCGTTCTATTTAGCTCACGACTTTCCGTTTTCAAATGGCGAGATAGATGTTCGCATTGCTCATAACGGAACCTTCACCGTTGTCTACGAGTACTGGAACGGGTCTTCGTGGGTGGGAGTACCAGAACTGGATGATGCCAGCCTGGACTTTCAGACGACCGGGGTAAAGAAAGCGACCTGGGAAATCCCTGGCGATTGGGCCAAGAACTCCGTGAACGCTGGTGTCAGTTATTATCACGTAAGAATCCGGATTGATGCAGTCACTACGGCAGGTACTATCAGCTCATCCGGAACATCTGTTCGGGTAGATATTGGCGGTGTCGTTGAATTGGTCCAGGCGAATGCTGACATGATCTCGTGCGCTCTAACAAACATGGACATGATCACCATTCGCAATGGCGCCCTGTTCAGGAAGTGCAATGTCATCGCCTCTGTTTCCAGCATAAGAAACGGAGCGATTGACCTTGGCTCTGCGGACCCGGCAACCGACAGCTTCAGGGATATCTCGGTTCAGAATTGCAATATTGGCATCCAGGTTCGGCCGACACTGACAGGGAAGATCACGTACAACTTCCGCAACATCACCTTCGCCGGCAACACTTTCGATGTTTTGAATTCAGGCATTGCGACTGTTCGTGACAGCTATGCAGTCAGTAACCAGGATGCCACGACCGCGCTGAACAACGTGGTGCACGGTGTCGGACAGTCCTTTGCGGGCGCGGCGGATACGCTGTCTCGGATACAATTCTTTCTCAGC